TCAGGAATCTCATCAGTAAGAATCATAACATCATCACCATCAATATTATCACCCCAAACATTACTAATAGCAATCGGTACTACAGGTTCCCCATCATAAAATGGTGTTGCATAAATTTCAAATGAAATTCCACCTCCATTTTTATCCACAAATAATCCATCATTCCAAGTCAATAAACCTTCAAAATTTTCATATCTTATTGCATATTCCTTATAATAGATACCACCACCAGGTAAATCTGAAATAGTTTTAAAGTAACTGTAAAGAATTTCGTGTATTACTTTTGGTGTGTTAATCGGATAATCACAAAAATCAATTAATTGGAATACAGGCATTCTAATTAATTTACTAACATCGTCTAATCCTTTTTCATCTATTCTTTTTCTAAGTAACGCTTTCTTGTCCATATTAATAAATATGATAAACAGATTATTTATCCAACATAATTACTCTTTTACGTAACTCAGTTGTTGAAAATGAATGTCTCCTTTTATTATAATAATTTTCAATGTGGGATAAATCTTTACCGGTAAAATTAACTTCAGCATATTCTTCACCAACAATTCTAATGTTGATTGGGTAGGATAATAGAACATCCATTAAATCTTTTTCGGTTGCGTAAACAACAATCTCATCAACATACCTACAGGCTTCTAATTGAATGTATCGTTCAACAATACTTTGGACGGGTTTATTTTTCTCAGGTCTATCTAATGTGGGGTCACTCTGTAGACCAACAATTAAATAATCACAAACACTTTTCGCCTCTTTTAACATCATAATATGTCCCGCATGAAATAAATCAAAACAGGAACATGTAAACCCAACTTTTCTTTCCATCTATTTATTAAAATGTTTTTTTATCTCATACGATGAGTTTAATATATTAGTTAACAACCCCATATCATTTTTACCTTTTAAGTGTTTTGATAAATAAAAATGGGCTATTGATAAATTTTCCAAACAACTATCTAAGTCATTCTTATGTATTAACTTACTACCCTGTTTGTTAACGATGTTTATTCTATGTTTATTCATAATCTTTAGTATTTAATCTAAAATAACTTATATCCACATTGTAGATTTCACAAATAGTTTCGGTTGACATTTGACTAAACATATCAACAGTTAACCCGTGTTTACCGACACCATCAATAAACCAAAAACATCTTTGTTTCGCTTCGTGCAAAGAAGAATTTAAATCGAACTTTGCTATAACATTTATTGTCATATCTTTTTATGACTAAAGTTATAGATAAATTACGATTTAGTCTATAAAATAAACGATTTTTTTTCCGATTTTAACTGAACGATAATGTTCTAATGATTCTCTGATAACGGTTTCACCGTCTCTAGTTACGATAACACGTCTTGTTTTGAATTTATTGTTGAATAACTCTTTTGGGTGTTTAATTGATGTGTTAATTTTCAATTCTAAATTATTAGTTTTCATTGTTACCCAAAGTTGGTAATCAAACCCCATTGAATAATCACTAACTAATAACCCACATCTTCTTTCACAAGTATCTAACACTACCAATCCTTGTGTTACAATAACCTCAATGATATCTCTCATTGATTCTAATATTTCTTCTTTGGAAACTCTACCGAATGTTGTGTTATCCATTACCGCAACATCAGATTCGTGAGTACTTGTTATATCAACTACAAGACCATTGATGACGAATCTATCCAATAACTTACCTTCAGTAATTAATGTCGATAATAATTTTAATAACTTCATACTTTAAAACTTTCATATAACATATGAAAAACATCCCTAAGAATCTTTTCCGGTAATCTATTCAGGGGAACTTGAAAATTGTCGTATGCGTCGTCAAACATTTGACCTTCATCATCAAATTGCCAAATTGAACCGTAAGCAATATCAGTACTAACCGATTCAATTCTAGACTCATAAGCGTAAAATTCATTATCATCATCACCTTCACCATCCCACTCTTGATATAAGATATCACTATAATAATCATAAAGATATATACTAGATTCATCTTCTCTTTTGTTATTAACCTCAACACATTCATTAATGAAATCAATCGCACGTTCTTTGTTAAACTTCATCACATTATTTTCATCACGAGAATAAAAATAATCAGGTGCGAGTTTATCAAAATTATCGTATCCACCTATGTTTTTAATTGTTTTGACAATCCCGTATTTCTCAATTAATTTATCAAGTTTATTTTCAGTAATTAATATTTTCATATCAATAAATATTATGTAAAAGAAAAAACCCCCAATGTTACTTGGGGGTTTAAATTTCATCCTTTGGATTGAGGTGTTTAACCCGAACCGCCTCACCCGATTCTTAGTGGTCAGATTGTAAGTTAGGAGTTCTGACATCCTGATTGTTTCACTTATTAAGTTGGGGTAATCAACCCGTATCACCTCACCTGATACTTAGTGGTCAGATTGTAAGTTAGGAGTTCTGACATCCTGTGTGACACTCACACACTACAAATATAACTATCTTTTGTTAACCCACAACACTTGAGATAAAATTTATATGAAATTTATAAATTTCAAATGTTCCTCCAACATTGTATTGTATTCTGAAAACGCACCGTGTTTCAATTCTTCAAATGTAACCCATTTAACAACACCAGCCTCTTCTGTATAAATATCCCCTGAATATTCACTAATCAAATAAACCACGGTCACGTATATACCATCTTCTCTGAAATATATCGGGACCGACTTAATAACATCCAACCCTGTTTCTTCTTTCAACTCTCTAACCAATGCTTCATACATTGTTTCACCTTCATCAACCTTACCACCAGGTAAACCAAATTTAGTTTTATCGTCTTTACGTGACACACCTAATACCATTGACTTATCTTCATTGAAGATTAACCCTGTTGATGCAATTAAATTAACTCTACTCATATCTCTAATTATAGTGATTTATTTCGGAAATTAAAATACCCCCAAATTTTAAATATTAAGTATATTCGTATTCGTAACCAATAAACTTAAATACTATGAATCTTAAAGAGCTTTTTAAATCGAGTGTTATTTTAGTGTTAGGTATGTATTACCATTCCTATGTAGTCTATATGATGAACTTAGCCAAGGAATTAAATGAGAAACACAAAACAGAAACTGTGTCAAAGGTTGAAAAACCAAAATCATTTGAAGTGACCGTCCAATTCAAGACGTTGAAGAAATCTAAAAAAGTCTTAAAACATCTTACGGCAACAATGTATTACCCCGTTGTTAAACAATGTGATAAAGACCCATTAGTGACTGCGGGAATGTATAAGATAAACCCAAAAAAGGCTAGTCAACATAAATGGATAGCAATGAGTCGTAACTTATTAAAAAGATGGGGAGGTCAATTTAATTATGGTGATGAGGTTTTGATTACTAATGCCGGTAAAAAATCAGGTATATATAAAGTTGCCGACACAATGAATAAAAGATATGTGAATCGAATTGATATCTTAGAAACTGAAGGAACCCCAATGTATAAATTCAATGATATAGTTTTATGTAAACTATAAATAAAAAACCCCCAATGTTATGTTGGGGGTTTTCTTTATCCATCAATTATTGATAATTGACCAACATCTAGTGGTATTCCTGTTTGTCTAGTTACCATTTCAAATAATTGACTATTTATATCCGACATAAAAGTCTCCCTAATTTCCCAACAACCTGACATATCTTCATATTCGTAAAAATCAGATAATGATATTTTTTCAACATAATCATATTCATCATTCTCATGATTCCAAACATCAACACCATACACATCACCGTATACATCAACATCAACGGGTAAAGCGTCTTCATATTCAGGTATTTCACGGGCAATATCAACTATACTAAAATAAAGTTCACCATTAAATTGAGAATCAATGATTTTAATTCTATCAGGTAACTGTTTTAACTTTGACCTAGTTAATTCAATAGCCTTTGTCTCACCACCCAAATAATCAATAAGGTAACCAAATAAAATATATTCATCTATTTGAAATAACTTAGGAAGAGTTTTATTAACTGACGGTTCTTTACCTTTTCCTTTCATCAAGTCAAAGTATTTGAATATCGCAGTCTTTAAATTATTCTCGGTAATTAATATTTTCATATAAATAAATATCCCCTAACATTAATTAGGGGACTTTAAACCGATAACATTTATAAATTTGGGATATTCTTCATCGTATACCCTTATCATTTCATCATAGAAAACGATATCATAGAACTCACCTTTACCGGGTAGTGTCAAATCAGTTGTGATTTTGAAGTCTTTAAACTTCTCTTTAAGTGATTTTTCAAACTCTATAGCACCTTTGGCTTGTAACTTCTCCTCACGGATTTTCTCAACAATCTCCAAACTATCTCTTCCGGCATATCTATGTTCTCCGAATCTACCATCGACAGAATTCTTGGTATAACCTATCTTCAACATATCTTCACCGTTAACCCTCATATTAACCAAGTAAACAATGTGAGTCCCATAACAGGAATCAATCTTGGTTTCAATATAATCCATTAACTTAGGATTTTGTCTGATGATGTCGTTCATCACCTCAATTCTATCTTCAACTGAACCTGATGATTTAGTATTAAGATATGTTTCGTATAAGTTCATCAAGAATAATTTTTAAAACCAACAAGTAATCATTGACACACCAGGTATTAAACCAACACCGTGAATAATTTCCTCTTTCCATACAGGACCTGCGAAATCACAGTTTAATAATTTTACAATGTTTACTATCCAAGCTACAATTGCATACCCATATAATAAAAAGGGTATTAAAATAACTTTTTTCATAATTTATCTATTTTTTTAACTAACGCTTTAATAGCATCCAACTCACCTCTTGTAAATGAAGTTATCTTATCATTGATTGTTATATCAAACCCATCACCGTTTGACCACTCAGTCACCTCAATAAATGAGTCAGGTTTATTTAAATAACAAAAATCAGTTAGGTTAGCACTGATTGACTTACGGTCTTTTACTTTAAATTCAAATTTCTTTGGTTTCATAGTCTTAATATTTATTTACAATATTACGAATTATTTCCATATCCTCGTCACTCATACGATAAAATAATCCACCTAATTTTGAAATCATCCTTAAATGTTGTTCCTGTTCAAACGTCGCATCCAATGGTATTTGTAAACTAACACCTTCATTAATAGGTGTTTTTTCCTCAGTTAAATAACCATCATCACGAAGGAAACTAACCATTTCTTTTTTATCCCAAGAATCCATTTGGTCGTAAACCTCATCTAAATCAACGTGAATTGAAATACCCATATCTTTTTTTTTAAAAAAATATAAAAAAACCCCCAAATTATCAATGGGGGTAAAAAATAAATAAGAATGATTTTATACGGTAATTATAAACCAATTACCATACTTGTCTTCAACAAGACAAGTGGTATTCTCACAAAAATCACCTGAATTCATATAGTTCTCTTCAATTTTAGGTAGATGAATGTGACCACAAACAGCAACATCATAACCTTTTTGAGTTGCTAAGTTCTTAGCGTTAGTTTCAAAATCCGAAACAAAATTTATAACTCCTTTAACCGATTGTTTAATTACATTTGCTAATGAATGATGAGGTAAGTTAAACATTTTTCTAACCTTATTATACCATGTGTTGAACTTGATTACGATGTCATAAGAATACCCACCTACAACGGCCAACCACCTCATCTTCATAATAACAAAATCTAAAACATCCCCGTGGAAACAAAAGTATCTTCTACCATCAAGACCGTAATGAACGTGAGTTCTAACTATTTCAATATTATTAATAGTAAATGGTATAAACCCTTTTAAAAAGTCATCGTGATTACCTCTAACCCAAACAACATCAACACCTTTTTCAGACATCTTCATAAACCTTCTCAGGATTTTATTACATTCAACAGTCCACTTACCTTTACCTTTCAAAGCCCAACCGTCAATGATATCACCATTCAGTATTATTTTATCTGAGGTATTTTCATCTAAAAATTTCAAAATTTTATCTGTTTGTGATTGTCTGGCACCTAAGTGTAAATCACTCATAATTATTGTTCTCCACTTCATTTCCAATAGTTTTTGTCATTCTCAAAATAATCTTCATTATCCCTATGAATTATAGAGTTTATCATTAATTTTAACATATAGAATAAACCTTTCGATTTAAACCTTCTTGGTGTTGTAAACACCGTTGAATTATATACTTTAAATTTGTAAGACCCGATTTTTTTTGATAGAAGATAATCCTCAGCAACTTTAACTTTTTCATTAAACTTACCAATCTCAATGAATTTTTTTGAGTCCAATAACATAAATCCACCTAATGCGAATGGTGTTAATGGTTTTGATATTTGTTGTATTGTGTCAAAAATTCTAAACACATTATTGTATTCACCGGTTGTACTCCTGAATTTACAAGTCACCAATTCTAATTTTTCATTAATTATATTACTAACAGAGTTAACCAATAGGTCATAATCCAATATGAATACGTCAGCATCCATAAATAAAACATAGGGTGTATCACAAAAACCAAATCCAACATTTCTTGCAACAGATGGTAAACCACCATTTGCAACGATTAAATTGAACTTGTCATTAACTCTATTTTTTAATAAATTTTTGGTTATTTTGTCGTCAGATGAATCACAAACAATTACTTTAACATACTCAATATTCTCTTGTTGATTCAATAAATTTAACGTGGTGTCAATGATTTTACCCTCATTTTTACAAGGGATTACAATTGTTAATAACGGATGTAATTTCATACTTATAATTATCGTTTAAGTATGATTACCGGTGTTACTATAACGCTACGATTATGTAAATAAAAAAACCCCAAATATTAAATACTTGGGGTTTAAAGTTGTTATTTTAGTGGCTCAACTGAGTAGGTAGTAATCTCGTCCCCAATTTCAAGAGTATGGATTGTAAGTCCAAATGATTCTAACACTTCACTAATTTTTTTGACTGTGGTTGCTTTATCACTCCCGTGAGGTAAATCAAATGTTTTAACTTCTTTCATAGTTTTAATTATTATTCATTAAACAATTATCGTAACACCAAATCGGTGTCTTATCACCAACATAAGAACCACTAACATTAAAATAAAAATATTCGTTAGCCTCTTCATATGTCATATTTTCTTTCATTAAAATTTCAATGGATTTAGTTACAGAATAAATAATTCTCATACTATTTTCGTCAACACCAATAATAGCATCATCAAAACCATCGGCAACCAAAAAATCTTCACCTTCAAAATTTTCTGTTAAATAATCAATTCTCATACTTTTGACTTTGTATGTTCCAAACTTTGGATTAATTTATCATCACTATTATTCAATGTGACAGTAATACTACCATCACCGGTATAATCCCATCGAACAATATACTCTTTTAATACTATAGCACCTGACTTAGGTCCTTCACTACACTCTGATGTAGTATAATTAGGTAAAATAAATTCACTCATACTCAACAACGTAATACTTCTTTATCATGATTATACGGAGGCCATTTACTTGGGGGTATATGAAAATCATCTGAATGAATTTCATTTAACACTTGTTGATGTTTTTCATCACCCATACTTGGGTCAATCTCGTGTTTGAAAACAAGATTCAGATGTCTTTTAATCATTTCAGTTTCTTTTGAACCGATACTAATTGGGTTTGCAACTTCAAAGAACCCTTGCAACCAAAACGCAAAATCTCTACTTGTCATACTATTTTTTAGTTAAATATTTATCAACCAATGTTGTTAATAATAATGAAACACCACAAAATCCAAGACCACCTGCAACCCATAATGGATTGTCGTAGATTACGCCTGTCATACCTGATAATGCAACAACGGCAAGTAATAATATAGCAAAACTTGGTGCCATAATTTTTGATTTGGTTACCTTATCAACTCTTTCGTTCCATAACAATCTTTCGATTGCATCTTGCATATCTTTACCATAAGCAGGAACTACGTGTTCCATCCCATCTTTTTCCCTGATGGTAATGTTATACCTGAAATAACCTGGGTTATCTCTACTTTCTCTAATTAACTCAGCGTGGACCGCTCTACGTCTATTTTTTTTCATATTTTATGTTTTTCTAATTCTTCTAAACAATTTCTTTTCCAATCTGAGTGACCAACATTCAATGGCATACAACCATCTTTGGATTCCATAATTGCGGTCAACTCATACAAATCATCGTCTAAATGAAAAATATAATTCTTTCCTTTCAAAAATTCAATCTTATCCACAAAACTTGTGAATACAACTTTACTTTTAGGTATACCCACATTTAAACAAGTGTCCCATAAATCACGATTCCAATCAGGTGTCTTCCAAGGTTGGAATGACTTATCTAAATTGTCATCACCCACTCTTGAAGTGACTACCCAAACATCATATCCTTGGTCTACCAACTCCTTAGCAAACTCTTCTACCGCAGGTAATGCTAATGTCCCATCATAATCAAAACTAACCTTTTTCATTCACTTATCTCCTTCTCTTTTGTGCGAATCACATAGGGTCTGATACCATCCATTAGTTCGTGGTTTACCATGTTCCCCACATATTTCACATATGTTATAACTTTCTGTTTCAGCTTGTAATATTCTTTGATGGATTTCAGATTCACCTGAATTGATATAAAATCTTAACCCACCGAACTTCTCTTTAACTTGAGTCACCTGTTTATCCCACCCCATTTTATTTAGGTCAACAATCAAGTCTTTAATTAATTGAAACCAACCTTCTTTAACACCAAAAAAATGAGGGTCGGTAATTGGTGGTTGGTCAGTGAAAAATCCATTTTCAAGTCCACCAATGGACTCCAAAAACTCTTTCATTTCATCGTATGTCATTTTTTCTCCAATTTTCTGTTAGTGAAATAATATCTACTGTAATAACCTAATGTTCCTGTGTCAGAATCTTCGTTATTAATAAACATAAACCCTGAATAGTTACCGGTTACGTGTAAAATTGATTCAATCATTACACTAATACCGACTTTAAAATCTTTAGTTGCAAACTCATCAGTTCTTGCCAATTGCATATTTGCATATTCTATCATTTCAACTACATTACACGTCTTTCTCATAAGTGATATATTTATAGAACAAAGATAACTTTTTAATTTTAAAAACAAAACTATTTATTAATATGTTCGATATTTTTAGAGATGAGCCAACCGAAAACCAATTAAAAGGTATTGATATGTTACTTAAAACAGTTAATAAAAAATACCCGTATATTGTTGGTTGGGAATTTACCGATAATGAACCTAATAGATTTTCAACAATAGTTGGTATTGATATTGTAGTTGATGTTGATAAATTATCAGATTATTTTAAAGTACCAGTATTTGAGTATTTCATGGAATATGAATTTATGAGAAGAGGTTATTCTTTATGTGGGCCACTAAAATACCTATCAATGGATAACTTTGAAGACAGACCTTGTTTTAAAGACTATTTTGAATTAAAAAAACTACTTAACAAGTATCACAGATACTTACCAAAAGAATATAAATTCTACACAAAAATGAAGGTTAATGGTGAATTGGACCCTGAATATATGGGTAGAGTAGATATTGATGTTAATAAAATAAAATTCGTAAGAAACGAAGAATAATTTACTTAAAATCCCCTTGATTTACATTTAACCATATGGATTATGGTTATGTATATCTAATAGTTGAGTGGGGTTCCGAACCTGAACGATATAAAATCGGTATCTCAAAAAATGACCCCAAGTTAAGACTGAAAACACATCAGACTTCAAATCCACACGAGTTAGTCTTACTACGTAAACACAAATCAGAATACTATAATCGAATTGAATCCACAATGAAACGGGATTACTTTAAGTATAATTTAGAAGGGGGAACTGAATGGTTTCAATTACCCCCTGAGATTGCATCTAACTTCATTAAAGAATGTAAACGTATCGAAGATGTCTTCATAAGTTTAAAAGAGTTTGGTAACCCTTATATTTAGAAATACCATTTTACTAAATCCATACCATCTTTATTGAAACTAACTTTTGTCATTCTGATGAACGGTATTTTCTTAACTAATGTCATTGGCATTTTCAAATTACTATAACCGGTAAACCCTTCTTGTTTCAAAGTTCTACCATCACCCGCCATAAACTGATAACAAGCACCATTATATAAAATATAATCACCACTCTTAACAGGATATGTTGTTCTACCTATCTTCACCTCACTCATTGTAATTGCCGCCATAATCTTAAAGTATAATTTGACTGATTCCTAATAATAACATTTCTATGAATAACAAATATACTAAAAAATTAATATACTTTTTATTATCAAACCCAAAACTTTTCATTCTCAAGAAATAATTAACCATTAATATAACAGTTAAGAATATCAACAAACCACCAATACTAAACGCTATCTCCTTCATCCACTAATATTTTTTTTAGTCTTTCATTATACTCCTGTAAGTCTTGTAACAGATTTTGTTTATCATCACCATTCAAATATCTAAATAAATGAACGAACCCCATATTAAGATGGTCTAAAGCGGCCTCCAAACCTGAACCATATTTTAAAGCATCCTCAATTAAACGCTCTAACATTTTTTCATATTTCTCGTTTTCCATTTTCAATCCATTCTGTTAATTTTTTAACGAAGAGTTTTGAAAACTCTTTCTTCATCTTTTTCTTTTTCTTACGTGGCATATTTCCCAAATCACTCATTTCAGGAAATATGGTCATTGCAGATTTAATAGGTATTTTAACTCTTCTCATTTTTCAGGTTTTAAAAATATTTCATTGAAGTTGTATTGAACATCATCTTCACTTATTACGAACACAAACAATTTGTAACCTGTGTAATCGTTTGGTATTGGTAACTCGTGCATTGCCACGAACTTGTTTTTATCCTCAACATATTTTTTACGGTCCTCGTCAACAACTATATCAGGATTAAATTTGATTTCTTTAATTGTTTTAGTAACTAATTCATCACCTTCGTAACACATAAATTTAGTTCCAACCAAAGTTCTAAATAACTCACCAAACTTATAGAAGAAATTATCTTTAAGATACTCATCATATGTTTTAAGTTTAGTGTCTATGTTAATGTTAATTGGCTTGTTATCAAAATTCTTGAACCAAGCATCAGGATTTATCCAAGTCATCGTTTTCCTTAATTAATTCGTAATCACTATTCTTAGTTCTAAATTTAACGCAATTTTCCGAAACTTCCAATAGTTCTGTTACTTCTGTTGTTTGCCAAGTAAAAAACATATTGAATGGGGACATAATTAAACCTAGTCCAACCTTTGGTGTTTCGTGTAATTCTTTTCCCCTACCATATTCATCAAACTCAATCCACCTGACATCTTCGGACCGTTTAACCAAACCGTCACCTCTTTTTAATGTATACATAACTTATGATTTTTTTCTAAATATTGAAACAATTCTTCATATGATTGACAAATTAATTTACCATTTTCATCATTCGCACCCATTTTATTATCCCCATAACCATTTTCAAAGATGAACCATTCCACCCAATCCAACCCTTCATCACCATAAACAAAACGTATTGAGTTTTGTAATTGTTCAAATAAAATATCGGATAATTGATATCTACCCTCCATCAAATCAAACCCTAAATCGTGAAGGTCCGATATCATTTCAGACCCTCTCTTGTAACAATCCAATATCTTAAAAAAATTCTCAAATGTCATCTTATTTCGTATATGGTGATTTAATACTTGAATATAATGATTGTAAATATTCGATATCTTCATCTGTGAATAATTTATCAGTTTTCTCACCAACTAATAAATCTATGTCGATGTCAATATTTTTTAATGTTTCTCTTAACTTAGAGAATGTAATTTCCTTACCTAAGAATTTAACGTTATAATAATCAGCCAACTCAATATCAACGTGACTTGGACCAATGTACGCTTGATGTATAACAGTCATTGTTATTGACCCGTTCTCTAATGTAATATCGTTCTCAATATCAACCATTAATGTTTTATTAACTATATTCATATCTCTTATTTTAATTTAATTAATACTGTCAATCTGTAATAACCCTTCCAACTGTTTCTAACTATATCAACTTTGAACTCTAATTCAGTCATCGGTATAAAGGTATCTATTATTTGTACACCTTCAACATCTTTGGTTAATTTGTGAATAACTCTTTCAAATAAACCTGTGTTCTTATAATGTTCGTAGTAATCCTCAACAAATTTATTGTAAGTCTCAACACTTATTTGACTTGCGGTATGTCTTGACGCTATCTTGAAAAACGCCTCGGAATACAAAGACCAACTGTTTAATCCCTCCTTGGTGTATTTTTTAACTTCACGTTTTTTACCCGTGATTGTGTTGTAGATATCATACTTAGACATTCGTGATTCCTCATCCAAAATAAATAACTCAGGTTTAAATTCAACTGATTTAATTTTGTCTATAATTGAACGTCCATTACCTGACCATTTAAACTTTGGTGAAGTTGATTGTCTTACCCAACCATCACCTTGGAATGAATTTTCGAAGACAACACCACTTACCGCTCTCTTTTGCATATTATTTCAATACCATATATTTAACACCATCAACTATCTTCACAACATAGTTACCTTTCTTCTCAACTTTCTTAGTTGACTTAGCAGTTTTAGTGTTTTTCTCAGTTTCACCGTATTTCTCCTTTAACACTTCTCTCATTGAAAATCTTTCCATAACTCTTATCGTTTTTACAAATATAATACAACTTCAAACATCTACCAAATAAAAAACCCCCAATTTTACCTGGGGGTTTAAATTAATCTATCTTATAATCACGTTTAACATCGTAGAGATAATCGGATAACATTTCATTATAATATCCATTATCAACACTTGGATACCATCTATCATCAAAGTTCCACTTTGGTTTTTCAATTTCATCTTCAGTAACAAGTTCCTTAAAGGTACATTCAATATCATCATCACATCGTTCAAAATAATCATCAAGATAATCAGGATTAGCTTCATCAAAATATCGTTTAGTGTCTATGTGTAAGATAACACCTGTGTCATCCATTTTCTCAATTGTCCCGTATTCTTTTAAAGCATCTTGTAATAGTCTATATAAATAATCAGAATAATCACTAGATTCAGCGTTATTTTGTGCATTACCTAACGCACTTTTCACACTATCATAATCATCATATTCTTCAATAATATCCTCTAAATCCTTTTGGTCAAAATCTTCAGCAATAAATTCATCATCACCACGTTCAGCAACTTTTCTTAATATTTCCCTAATCTCTTGTTTATGAGCATCATCCACATGATAAGTAAGACAATCTTTCCAATCGGTATAGTCATTATAATATATATCATAAGTGTCACCCGCTAAGATTATTTCAAACATTGTAACCTCAACTGTTTTATCATATTCTTGTCCCGCAGGTGTCGTAACTTTTTTCTTATATCGTCTATAAACATAATCACCATCAACATATCTACCAACATCATCAGCATCAATATTAAGTGTAATATTATATTCAACATTAGGAGCTTCAATTATACCCATATCAACCAATTTTCTCATCATTGCTCTACCTTCAAACAATTCAGGTCTATTTCGATATAACTCTCTAATAACATCATCAGGTAAGTCACTTAATTTGAAATCCTGTTGTGACGCGTATTCGGTTCCAAATCCTTTAACTAAATAATCATCTTCTTCACCTTCACCACCTAACACATAAAACAATGGTAAAATGTAGTTATGGTATTCTTCTTTTGGTTTTGAGTTCTTAGGACCTTTTAACTGATACATAATACCATCATTACCAATTGCAGTAGTTAAATGACTCCTATTAATTGTGTATTTATTATTAATTGGTTTTGTCTCACGTAATGAATATATATAACCATAACTTGAACGTCCACAGTGGCCCATTCTTTCCGACTCTTCTTTTGAATCCTTAGTATTTAAATCAGCCCAATAGAATCCATTACCATTTTCATCACGGAAATCTTTTATAATCTCATTTTTCTCAACATAATTGATATCACCATTACCCAACCCTAACGAATCGTGCCATTCCTTAGACTTTCTAACTAGTTCGTCTAACTGTAAGTTTTTAAATGGTTTTACATTACCATCCAAACCAACACGAATCCAATCCATAATTCCAATAATATCCTGACGCCATCTGTTGACATAACTGTTTTTATTAATTTCGTCTATGATGAATTTATTTAAACCTGCACCTTGTCTTTCATCATTAAATTTTGAAATGCTAGTACTTACGACCATTAAATAGTTCTTAACACGACCTAACATCCAAACCGATAAACCACCACATAACTCATCAAGTAACTTAGCTTGGTCTTCATCCAACCCTTCTTTATCGGTTAATATTTCTAATTTTGAAGCCTCAACTAATAGGTCATCTTTAATACCCATCATTGATTGCATCTTACTTATTTGTTCAGATAATAAGTTTCTCATTATTTCATTTCATTATTTACATCACCCCCAAATAAATCAGGTCTTTTATTTTTTAACTCTGTTTTCATATTATCAGATAAATCATCAATTTTAAAGTCTGCACCCGTTTCATATTCCGAACCAATTCCTTTAATTAAGTAGTCACCATATCTTTTATCGTAAAACAATGGTAAAATATATTTATGATATCCTTCTTTTGGTTTAGAATTCTTAACACCTTTTAACTGATATAACAGACCATTCCCAATTGCCGCGGTTAAATGACTTTTATTTTCTAATATACCATGATAATATTTAGAACTTCTTAACGAATATAATTGACCTTTATCAGACCTACCACAATGTCCCATTCTATCACACTCTTCTTTTGAAGTATTTCCCTCTAAATACGCCCAATAGAACCCATTACCTTCTTTATCACGGAAATCTAATATTACAGGATTTTTTTCAATATAATTAGTTAATTCTTTACTTTTTTGCACTAATTCGTCGAAAGTATCATTTTCGAATGGTTTCCAATTTCCTTTTAATGTAACAGTAATCCAATCCATAATTTTTGGAATATCTCGTCGAATTTCCATATCACTAAGAATTGTAACACCTAGTTGTTTAACTACAAATTCATTCCAAGTTTTAAGACCATCAGCGACTAAAATAATATCCACCAATTCTTTATCATCAGAAAAAACTTTATAAATTAAATTAAGTTTATCTAATAGTTTATGAAACATCCACACCGAACTAGAACCACAAGTTTTTTCCAAATACTCGGCAGCCTCTTGACTTAACCCTAATTTATCTGTTAGTATTTTTAATTTAGAACCCTCAGTTAATAAGTCATCGTTAAGACCCATCATTACTTTTATCCTACTAATTTCTTCTAACAATATTTTTTTCATTCTAAAACTTTATTAATAAATACTCAAGAAATTGTTTGAGTAAAGGATAATTGTTGTATTTTTATAAGACAAACACATCATACTATGAAAACATTATTCTTGATATTGACAATCTTATTAACGTTCAACGTTAACTCTCAAGGTGTGACTAAATACAAGTTATACTCTGACATTTGGAAATTTGAAAACCAATCAAAAACTGCAGTACCAAAAAATGGTGGTAGATTTGATATGTTTAAAGTTGATTCTTTAATTGGTGTTATCGACACAATTAAAATCAAAAAATACTTATCAGTATCTTTCAATGAATTTAGAAAAGATTATGGTAAACCAACTGTTAAATCTTCTGACTCGTTATCTAATGTGTGCGAAAAATTCTCAAGAACATTAACTAAAAAATACGCACACTCAAATAACATCGGTAAAAACTCTATGGAATGTATTAACTTGTTATTAATGACATTTTTAACTTCCACTAAAAAAATTGATGGTGATATCAATAAAATAATCGCTGAAACTGTATTCGATAGTTTTGTTCGTTCTGACGACCACATGGATTTGTTACTATCTGATAACTATAAAACATACGGTTTCGGATTAACATTCACTGATTCAACTATCAATATCGTAATCAGAGGTATGGTAAAATAAAAAAAGGGGTGTAAAACACCCCTTTCCTTAATATCCATTATTTTACCCGAAATAAGGACAAGCCAAACTTCTAGTCCCTTTCCATCCTTTGTTCTTACCGAACTTGAAACTAAATTTAGGTATGTTAATAGTAAACCCACCTTTATATTTAGTCATTCTTACATCGTAATCTACACTTGTAATTACTTTATTAGGTGTTGTACTACCTGACTCAGGACCTGGTATTGGTTGATACGTATTAAATTGTAAATCAAGATTTATTTTAGCGTATTTATATTGCTCATATTGAGGTCTTAATTTATTTTTTTCAACCTTACTTAAACCTGAATTCCAAGTTGGTCCCGAAGTCCCAAGTAAATTACCTTTATTAGAACCATTAGGGTTTTGACTTATTTTAGTATTATCATCAATACCAACACTCAATTGTTTTAATCTTTCAATTATGTATTGTTTAGCGGCATTATTTCTTTCCGTGGATAATTGAACGAATGTTATTCCTTTTGAGTAATTAGCCGCTCCAGGACTATTCTTAGGAATTCCATTAGGTAAAGTAGAACATGATGTGTCAATACTTAAACTTCTTAAATACACATTAGGTCTGTCTTTTGCCTGTGGAAATTGTTGTATTATTTTATCAACATTAGTTGTAATTATATTCACGATATCACTTTCAACCATTTGTTTAAACACGTCAGTTAAAATCCACTCATTATCAACAAAGAAATCTGAGTTAGGTGGAACTGATGCCGGTAAACTAAATACCTCTGACGGATATGTCTTACTACCATCATCTGTTTTAGCAGGTTCTGTAACAGTTTCACCTTTTTTCGTAATTCTAATACTTGTAAAATCACCATCAATAAACGCCTCTAATATACCAACAGCGAATCTTTTATCACTCATCTTAATTTCAGACCAATTAGTAATACTTACCTTAGAACCATTTTTCTTAAAAATTGAGATTATTTCATTCTCATTTTTAGCAATATACGAGTCCCATTCATTTTCAGGGATTGTTACACTATATTTACCACCACTTTGATTAAACTCATTTTTTTCAAATTTACTTTTACCAAAACGAAGTTTTTGACCACCAAATTGCATACTACTTTGTTCGTTTAATTTTGACAACAAAGCACCATATTGAGATTCGGTAATTATTATTTTATGTTTCATATCAGATTTTTATTAATAAATACTTAAATCTTTCCTTTTGTCAAGATTGTACGTATACTTATATACTATGAGAGTAATATTTATTTTATTATGTCTGTCATTAACCTCCCTAACGAACACTCAACCTGACGTTCATACCGCAACTTGGTATGACACAACAGGTCATCCAAAAGTTCATAGAGAATATTCAACGGCAGCATACAATTACTTACCATTACGTTCAAAAGTAGTCGTTGTTAACTTATCAAACAATAAATCAGATACTGTTGAAATTACCGATAGGATGGGTAATAAATCACAAAACAGGATTGATTTAAGTAAAAAATCATTTGGCAAGTTAGCAAACCATCAAGTGGGACGTATTAGAGTAAAAGTAATTCCAATTGAAAAGGGGTCGAATTAGACCCCTTTTTTCATTTCTTAAACATCAACATTGATTTCACCTCATCACAGAATAATTGTTTCTCAATGATTGGTGACCACTTACCTTTATAGGTGATACCTCTGATTGGAATGTTGTCTATCCAAACATACTCCTGAGCATCTTTGATTCTTGGTTTGTCAGTGATTAATCCGTGATACTTGAACCCATTATCCTTTAACCACATTTCAGTAACCTCACGGTCTTTACTTTCCCTGGCGGTGAAGAATGTTATAATGTTACCTTCATCATACAACTTATTCAATTCCTCTAAAGCACCATCATATACTTTAGCGTCAGGATATAAATGACTCTCTTCGTTCTTTATATCATCACAAATAGTCCCATCAATATCGACTAAATAAACTCTTTTCTTCATAAAATAATTTTGTTAATAAAACACATTTCGGCAAGGAATTTTTTCAAATTCAACATAGCATCTTTGAAATCAACTCTTGGTGTTTCATTGAATCTGATTGATTCCTCGTCGTCTTTTAATGTGTCATCAATACCTGTTCTAATGTCCTTTAACATACTACGTAGAACATGTTCCTTATCGTAATTATCATCAATCTTTCTATCCATAACTTGCCCCTCCAATTCACGGCAATATTCGATTAACTCCTGAACTTCAGGTTCATCCATTAATTCTCTGTTACTTCTAAAAATTTGACTGATTGATTTCATTACTCTTTAATAAACATATTGGTGTTAGCGATTGGAACTCTTAGTACCGGTAATTGTTTTTCTAATGCGTCTCTTTGCATTACTTGGTAATACCCATCATCCATAACTTTCACAGTTGGAACGTCAGTGTAGTGAGCGATTAGGGTTGTACCTTCAGCAATCCCTTCATAAAGTTTTGCAGTTTTTGTTGTTGTGTTAAATACTAATGTTTGCATATATTTTTCTTTTGAATAAAAGTAACTAAAATTATTAAACAACTCAACTATTTATACATATAAATTTAACATTATGAGATTAGGAGACCAACCTGAAAAATTAAAACACGCGATTGTTAAACGTCTTTATAAAACCACAGATTTACTTGAAGGTATCTTAGAATATCAGTTTGATTATATCGAATATGGTGATATATTAAATCAAGTTAGTAAGTTACTTAAATTATTTGGTATCAAATCTGATGATTTAAGACTTGACACATCATACATTGTTAATTTTATTAAATTAAATAATAATAGTTTAAAAAACGAAGATTATGATAATTTAATTGAACCTCAATTTAACACTTATCAAATACCATATTGGGTTATTGAAACTAGTGTTACTAGAACTGAATACATGGAAAAAGTTGAGTCGTATGGTGATAGTTCCGACGCTATTAATCTATTTAATGAATTAGAATATGACGGTGCGTTAGATTTATATAGTGGTAAAGAAATGAGTCAGGACCATTTAGAAGGTTCAATGGATGATTGGGGTATTCATAAACGTGATGTTAAACCAATTTAATTCCCCCTCACTTTAGTAATCACTAAATGAGCGATAACTAATAATGTTAGAACTGATGACAGTGTAATTTGAACGATGGCTTCTGTATTGTGTATCATAATATAAGTTTTACTTATCATCATCAATAACCATACCAGTACTTAACCTTTTTTTCAATTTCTTTAAATCTTTTATGATTTTATCATAATCAATTTCTGATGAAAACTCGCCACACTGCGGCGAGTTTAATTGTTTATCAATTATCTTCTTAATCAATTTTCCAATAGTTTCATCCATACCATTCACATTAAAATGTGCAGATAGTGTGGTCTCCAAACTCATCATCATCATAGTCAAAAATCGTCTCGTTCATATCTTTTCGGGGGTTAAACTTATAAATATACCTGACCACATATTTATAATTAAAATAAACAAAAAAAAAATTAATTATGTCTTATACAAGAGAACAGATTGAATCAGCACTTAAATCAAAAGGATATAAGTGGTTTAACGATGATGCTAATAAATCTTACGATGTTAATATCATTGGTGTTAGAAACAATTCACCATCAGTTGCTAAAAAGGTAACTAACGTATTTGATGACCATATCACAATTTCATTTAAAGATGAGAAAGGTGTTTGGCAATTCTATTGTTGGAACGCAACAACTGACCCAGGTAAAAAAGGTGTTATGGAATTTCACAACAATAAAGGAGTCGCTAGATTAGTGCCTAATCAATATCGTACAACTTGGGCAATTGATAAACATCAGGGGAAATACGAAGCACTTTGTCAAAGATTAAATAAAGTTGATGTTTGGAGAGATGCTAACAAAAACTTACTGTTTGAAGAAACTGTTAAGGATAATGGTATGTTTGGTATTAACATACACAAAGCTGGTATTGATTCAACTTGGGTTGAAAATTGGTCTGAAGGATGTCAGGTATTCAAAAGAGTAAAAGACTTTGATGTCTTTATGTCAATCTGTAAAAAAGCTGCTAAAATTCACGGTAACAAATTCAGTTACACATTATTAGAATCAACAGATATCAAATAACTAAAAACCCCCTATCTTGGGGGTTTTTTTATATAAACTCAGTATATACATAAGTTGATTGGAATTCACTAACAACGAATCTTTCTGGAAATTCAATCATATCAATATCCAGATAATTAATTTCAGTTTCCTCATACGAACCTCTAAAACCTTCCTGATATACATATTCAGCATCCTCAAGGTCAAGCCCTTCAAGAGGTTGTTTAGTGTTAAATGAAACCACATAACCTTTTAGTGGTCTTACTTTATTTACAAACCGTATAAAATCACCTGTCATTTCATATGTAAATGAAATGTGTTTAACCATATACATATCTATTACTTCTTGACGATAGTCAGTTGAATAATATTTATAAGTCACTAATTTATTAACCCTCTCAAATACACCACTTATTAATTCCCCAACATTATCACCTTTACCAATATGAACTCCATCAGTATTTTTAATTTCAACTTGGTCAAAACCAAAATTCCCCAAACTAAATAACCTGTTAAACTTTTGAATTTTCTCCTTAATTAATTCTTCTAACGCAATTCTATTATAAGATAAATCAGCATCATTTGACATTATAAAAACCAATTGTTCATTGATTAATGTGTTACCGACGCCAGGGTTATTGATACCTATCAACTTAAATTTGATACCCTCAATATCAAGTGCGTTTTTATAGTATTTGTTAAAGATTTCAATATATTTTTTGTCTTCCATATCAATAAATATTACTAAATACAAATATAATTAAAAAACCCCCACCTTTAACAGATGGGGGGAGATATAATCTTATTGTGTCGAAAAACAAATACCAGGTTAGATGAGTTTTAAAGTTTAATGGTTGAACTTTGAATACTTTTGATAGTTGAACTTTGAGTCGGCATCACATTCACAAACATCGAACATCACTGAATGTCTAATAGTAATATATTTGTTAGTCAACAACAAGTCCGATTATATTGATGTCGTTGCGTTGTGAGTATCTAACTCTTCTTGCAATTGTTCAATCTCTTCTTCAATCATTTTAACTCGTGAGTCTCTATCAACAACTGATACTTCAGCGGTTTTAATTGATGGTTCAGCACCTCTAAGGTATCTGTCAGTTACTTTACCTTCACTACAATCAATTTGGTTAAGTTTCTTAGCCAAAGATTTCAATTCAGACAATCTGAAAATCTTATTGTAAACACCCATATTTGCTCTATGGATTTTTGTTTTGATGTCGATTAGACCTTCTTCCAAAGTCATTATGTTTTCTAATGCCGTAACCGTTGAGTATGGTCTAACATTACCCTCATCTATTGAGTTGTATGAGTAAACTTTTTTGAACTCATCGTCGATTGCTTTAATCAATCGGTTCTTCTCCTTTAACGCCTGTTTGATTGTCATATTATTATCTTTTTTCTTATATAACAATCATATAGATTTTATTTCAATCTGTCAATAGGTATTCTCGTAAATTTTTAATTCTTTCTTCAAATTTATCAATATATAATTCACGAATCTCACTTATTATTGATTCACCTTTAATTTTGAATAAAGTTTCTAAATAAGTAATTAAGTGATAACCTGGTGGCATTCCAAAATTCCAAGAATCTTTTTCCAACTCAAGTTTTAAATAGTAATCTTTATTCACATCACCTTTTAAAAATGGAAATTCAATCTTGAATTGGATGAAGTTAAGCCCTTCGTAATTTACGACCAATTTTGTCTTATCAACAAGTAATTCAGCTAACTTATCTTTACCTTTGTCATCCATAAAACAAAGATATAAAAAAACCCCAACTAATTAAAATTGGGGTAAAAATTAAAATACTATGAAAAGTATATTATTCCAAGAATTTCAACTTATAAATAGTTGAATAAATTAATTCCTGAACTGTGTCTATCTGATTTTGAATAAAACTTTCTTTGATAGATTTTCTTGAACCTTCAATTGTCTTATCCAATTTCTGTAAGTATTCGATAGCACTGTTAACACTTGAGTAATTATCATAACCATCACATTTGTAGTTCTCAACTATTCCGTGTTTACCTTGATATGATTCAACCAAACCGTCAAACAAATCAACAACACCATCATAATAATCATTTAAGGCTTTATGAACCGCAAACGATTTAGTTTGTAAATGATAAATATGTATTTGAGTTCTTGAATGTAACATTCCAGATACGATATCAACAAATGACCCACTTACTTTACCTTCAGATTTTTCAACGTTAGTATCGTCGTTTTCCTCTTCCTGTTCGAATAGTCTTTTATTCAATATTGATTTTTTACTAAAAACTTTCTCCATGTTATAAACTTTTATTATAAATATGTAGAATACTCTTATTTACCGTACTTGGCATTTAATATTTTACCATCAGAATCAAGTTCAGTAACTGTAACAATATAAGTTTCAGGTAATTCCATACTTAAAATAGAACTATCTTTTGTTTGTAACACATACCCTTCAGTAATACACGCAATTTTTGCTCGGTCCAAAGTCATACCTTTAATATTTTCAGGTATATCTAATTTAAATCGTTTCGTTCTCATTTAAATTTCTATAATAACTTCTCACTAGTTTACCTAAATCCATATCGTTTGGAGTTTCTTTTACCATCTGTTTGAACTTTTTACGTTCTTCAATAACGTAACTTAGTATTTTCTTTAACTCAAGGTCTTTCTCCTCATCAATAAGATACTTACCTTCAAAATACACATCTAATTTTTTAATTTCATTTTCGTATAACATACCTTTAGATTTTATTTGTTTAATTTAAAATTTTTAGTTAAATAATCTTTATCTGACATTGTTAAGTCAACATCTTGTAAATCTCTTATTAACACATATGAATTCAATACACCGTATAATCCTTCAATCTCTCTCCAATAAATTGAACCCTCGGATTCAGGTGAATAATCATTATCAACTAAATACTGAACTATAGTGTTGAATGATGTTGTCATAAACCCGTGAGCAAATCCCCTCGGAACTAACAACTCATCACCAGAATTCATATCGTAATGATATAATTTCATATACTCAGGAGAGTCCTCACGAATATCTACAATAAAATCAACTATAGACCCTGTAATTACTTTAATTAACTTCGCCTGAGCTTTCTCCCCAACTTGGAAGTGTAAACCTCTTAGAGTGTGAATTAAGGGGTTAAAACTGATGTTACTCTGTAACCAATCCTTATCATAAGATTCTAATGATAGTGGGGCAAATGTTCCTCGGTGGTCCACAAACACCGGATTATTGTTAACTTGGGGATGTTCCATAAAAAAACCTTTATCTAATTATAAGATAAAGGTTTTATAATATCAAATAGTAATTAACTAAAAATCGTCACCGAATTCAATGTCATCATCACCCATTTCTTCATCATCCATTTCTTCATCACCATAATCTTCATCATCCTCACCCTCACCATTAGTTTCATTCATTAAGAAATCAAATACTTGGTCCATATTGTTTTTTGCCTCAGCAATATGGTCCTGAGCCCAATCGTGACCGTTTTCTAATATCTCATTAATTGTAGATTCATCCATATCTAATAACATTTCACATTGTCTTTTCATTTGTTCCAAATTACTAAAGAACATATAACGAGTGTTATCATGATTACCACCTTCATTGATGTTAGTTTTAACTTTACTAACTAATCTCTCTAATTGTTTTTCATTTATAATAATACTAGCCATAATCGTTTTTATTTATAAATATCATTAAATAAAAAAAGGGAGACCGAAATCTCCCTTTGGGGCCGTAAAGGCACATCCACCACTTTGTTATACGATACAAAGAAACGTTTTTTCTTAATAACCAGGTGTTGATTGTCTAACAGTTTCCTCAACAACTTGTTCTATTTTATGTTTACCTTCATTCGAACCATCAAAATACTTTTTCAATGAAAAGTAAGTATACACGACACAAAAACATAATAAACCTATTATCAGTTTTAATATACTCTTCCAAAATTTGAAAATCATATACCCACCAAAACCTACTATAACTAATGTTGCCAATACTTCTGAGTTCATATCCGTTTGTTTTATATATACAAATATAAACAAATTTTCAATTACTCAGCATCTTCATACTGAAAATAATTTTTTGGAGGTTCAAAGTCCATCGGAAGGTTTTTTATATCTTCCTTCAATTCATCAATCATTTCCTGAGTGTAGGATGTTCTAAAATGAGAACGTCGTTGATTAAACGGTCTCTCTTGGTCCTCAGCGTCATCAATTAATTCTTGTTCAACCCTTTGAATATTAAGAGTCAATGATTTGTGTTTATTCCACTTCTCGTAATCTTCAAGTGATTTTATCACTTTAGTATCTCCATAATTATAAAAACCTTCACCTAAGTCAGTATTAGTTGTGTAAACATCAACAATACCATCTTCACCACAATATTCATAACACAATTCCTGTAATGTTTTTACATTCGTAATACCTTTTTCTTCCCAATTACGACCATAAGACCTAACCTTACAGATGTAGATGTGCCCATCATTATATTCCCAAATCATTCCGTTGATTTTATCTCTAAGTTCAACTAATTCGTTTAATAATAAGTTTGACACATCTAATTTCATATCTATAAGTTTTGGGGTTATTGGTTATTAATGGTAACGACACCATTGTCGTTACCATATTGTGTTAAGATTCTTATTTTATATTCAAGAATGTTCCTGAACCACCCGCCATAGTTGTCGGTAATTGTCCGTCCCATTTCTCAATTTTCTTGTATTCAACATACAAAGGGGTTAACTTTTGTTGTGTTAAATCCATCGCTCTTGCCTTAGCGGATGCGTTGATGACAGTCTCTGCGGAGTCAGCCTTTGCAACCGCAACTTTACGTTGACCGTCAGCCTGAGCAGCAATCGCCTGTTGTTTAGACGCTTCAGCTTGTTGGATAGCTCTTGTTTTTGCGATGATAGATTCTTGTAACGCCTCAGGAGGTGTAATGTTAGTTCTCAATTGAGATACGTCAAACCATTTAATCAATCGTTTATTACATTCGACAACAATATTAGACTCAAAGTTTTCACGGTGGTTAAAGATACTATCGACAGACCAAGTATTCGCCACGTCATTCACCGCTCCAACAATTGCGTTTTTCAACCATCCTTGTTCCACTTCTTTAATCGGTAATCTCAAGTTTTGGAACATATCCCCAACTGTAGTAGATTTTAATTTATAGTTAAACGTTGGATTAATTGTTGTTGTAAATCCACCCTTAGTAATAACCAATTGGTCACCATACTCAATGTGTTGCTGAAACACAGGGAACTCATACATTGTTTCAGTCCAAGTGTTATAAACAACCCAACCTGTTTTGTACTCATATTTTGACACACCACGAGCATCACCTGTTAAATTAACTTTGATACCAACATTACCGGTATCAACTCTTTCAGTTGAGAATGGTTGAATTAATGAGATAACAATCCCCAATACACCAAAGATAATCCCATTTCTTAAACTCACAGTATCATCATTGGTGATACCTTTAAAAATCATCACACCCGCGATAATCAAACTCACTACTAATAAAATAATTGTAATCATATTTCTTCTTCTTTTTCTTTAAAATTAAATAAATTTATAACATATCGGGTAATTGTTTTTAATTGGAACACAGTGTAAAATAACCCAAAAAACACTGATATCATTTGTAAGAACATCGGAAATTCTCTACTAATAACATATTCAAATATTATTGTAAGGACACTGATGTAGACAATCGTAGAGGCTAATACCAACCAACCATTACTACTTAAATTTAACCAACTTTTCATTTCATAACTCATAGATTTTTAATTGTTAACAAACTTACACATTATATTTCAAACTATCAATCAGATTTTATTCATCCAAAGAAAATAATTTGTTTGATTACTCGAACCTGGTGTTATATCAATGAACTTTAAACCTTCAATCTTACCACTCTTTAAATTGTATTCGTAGATTGTCCCACTTAAATTACCCCAAGACGTTCCGTTAATCGTCATATTAAAACCACCACCTGTGTAATACAACGAATATTTTGAACTATATCCGTTATACTTATAACTAGTGTTGGTAATGAAATGTAATGTATCACTAACTGTTTGAGGATTACCTATTCCCCCAATTCTAATTCCCGTTAATACCCAAGTCGTACCTTTCAATGTTGGTATTGAATCTGTAACTGTGTCTGTCACATATGGATATGTGATGATAGGTTTACTCTCTTTTGGTTGGGGGTCTTCTTTATAACAAGAACTCACCCCCAACACCACCAACAATATGTAAATTAATCTAATCATTTTGTAACTAACGCTTCAATTTTACTTTTAACGTGGTCAGATGAGGTATACTCAGTCTTACCTGTTTTGATTATTGAATCAACCAAATGTTTAAATGGAACGTGAACTAAGAAGTCTGTTCCGTTGAAGAATGTCAAATCCTCTTTCTCAACTAAACACCCGTGAATCGCTTTAAGGAATAGTTTGAATTGTGTTCCATCAATGAATGTCTCATTTAATACAATCCCAAACTTTTCGTGTTCTATTTTAATGTTATGAAAACTATTAATTACCATATCTCAAATTTTAAATGTTCAACAAATATACTAATTTTCTGTGTTCTTGTGCTTACTCTTTCTAAAATATTTTTTCTTATTACGATAGATGTTAGGTCTTGTCGCCATTCTTAATTCTTGTGGTGTTATCTCTATTGTTTTCATATCCTTTAATTATTTCAACAAATATAATACTATTTTACTATTTCACAAAATTTAAATGAACCTCCGTTATCAATATATAATTCAAAAACAAATTCAACCTCATCACCCTCCTTTAAATCGTGTTCAGTGAATGGGTCAAGAATGTCATAACTGTAAAATACTTTTTCAACAGTACTACCTCTTAACTCACCAAATATTTTCTTTGGTGAATGTTCAACCATTAGTTCACCACCTTGGTGAACTATTTTACCTTTTAATACCTTTGTCATAAACCTCGTTTTAACTCTCTATTTATATCTCGTTCTTTAATTGAATCTCTCTTATCCCACAACTTCTTACCTTTGGCTAACACAATCTCCATCTTAATCAATCCGGTCTCATTACGATACAATCTATACGGAACAATGGTTAACCCATTAATTAATTCGTTCTCAAGTTTACGTAATTCTTTTTTCTTCATTAACAATTTACGTTCCCTCGTAGGTTCGTGAGCATAAGATACATTAGAACTAGTAATGTTTAATCCTTTAACATATAACTCACCATTCTTAAAGTAACAATACGTGTCAGTCATTGAAACTTTTGAATCACTGATTGATTTAACTTCAGAACCCTGTAGTTTAATCCCAACGACAAATGTCTCAACGAAAAAGTATTCAAACTTAACTTTCTTGTTAACTAAATTCACTTTCGATTTCATAGAAACAAATATAGTTAATTTTATTTAACCACACAATATTTATAGATATGAATATTCGAATTAATAATAACAAGTTTGTAGTAAAAACTATGATTACCCCCAAGGATAAATCAACCGGTATGATGGGGAAAAAGTTCACATCACCTAATCAAGGTATGTTATTTTTAATGGACGACACCGACCATTGTTTTTGGATGAAAAATTGTGTAATTCCTTTGGATATTATCTTTATTAAAGATGGTATGATATCAAACATCCACCACAATTGTCCCCCTTGTAAATCAAAAGATTGTGGAAACTATTGTGGTGAAGGTGATATGATTTTAGAAGTTAAAGGTGGAACATGCAAACGTTTAGGTATTAAACTTGACGACCGAATAGAATTTTAACCTTCTTGTATTTTTTGTTGTAAGACTCTTACAAATTCATTTTGAATCATTTTGGTAAACTTAACCGATGGTGAATCTTCTTCACTTTTTTGGTAACCACCCCCACCAAAAGATTTTTGTGGGTTCTTACCTAAATAACTAAGACCTGATATATTTGTAATACATTTGTGACCACCACTATTAGCCTGAATTATATCCCAAGCACTAACAGTTACTTTCTCCATAATAGATTTTTGTTTATCACTTAAACTATTATATGGTTTTTGCATTATATTATTAATAATGTTTAGTAATTCAGGTCCGTTGTTAATCTTACTGAATTTTTCACCATACAAAGCTTCAAAATCTTTAAACGTAAATCCAACTGACTCAGTATTTAATTTGTTCTCAGACACCCATTTGATTGTAGATAATGGAATTTCTTTTTGTTTTAATTGTGTTTCCCATTTAGATAATACCTCATCTTTAACCTCACCTAAATTAACACCTTTCAATGCTCTCTCTTTTTTAAATGGGTTACAAGATGCTTGAACTAACCCCAACGGCCAAGCAATAACTATAAAGTCAGCTTCAGGATTATTCTTAAATGGTGTATACCTATCATATGAACCAGGTTTCATCATATTACCACCACCGTATTGAACGATGATATTATCCATAACTTTAACGTTAGGATGATTCTTCATTGATTGAACGTAGTTGTCCCTATTTTGTTGTAAAACATCAACTGACGCAAATCCCTTCTCTTTCATAATCCTCTTAATGTTAGTTAAGATATTAAGTAAAGATGGTGTTGATTCCATAACCAATTCTTCTAAGAATCCAGGTTTGTTTTTAAACGCCAATAATAATTTATTAATTGTTAAACCAAGAGCCATTTTGTTTTTTGGAACTGATTTTTCTTTATCTAAGTTGAAGATGTAATTATTTACCTCATCAACTGTTATATCATTTGGTGCGAAATTCGCCGAGTCAACTGTTGATATTAATGTTAAATCTTCAGTTGGGAATAATTCTTTCGGTGATATTGATTGTGATATAGTTTCAACATTAGACCTTGACGACCTAAAGTTTGTTGCAGTCCCTGATTCAACACCCGCTTGAGTATCGTGGTGGTCCGTATGAATAACAAACATTGGTTTACCGTGAGCAAAGTCAACCAATACCGGCATAACATCACCACTACCTTCAGGTTTTTTAATAGACCATTCTTTATCACCATATTGTATTACCTCACAATCAACTGTTTTAATTCCGTATTGAGCTAAATACTCTTTCATTGCAATCGCGGTTGTAACACCATCTAAATCTTGGTGAAAATATATCTTAGCCTTTTGGTATCTGTCAGCAATTTTATTTATATCACGAATTCCTGATTCAATTAACATTCGTTTAACGACCTCAGTCATTTGATTCTCACTTAATCTTACTATTTTTTTCATTATTTAAACAAAGGGTTTAAAAAAACTTCTAATGGGTTAATTCCCGTAATATTTTTTATATCTATACCACCATCAGATTGTTGAGTTACCTCACCCTCGCCTGAACCAAAATCTTGACTCCAATTTTGTTGTGCATCAGTTGTCTTATTATATTCATTAATTTTATTCGAAAGTTCAGGGTGTTTCTTCAATAATTCATCAGGTGTTGTTTTAGTATCAGCAATACCTAAGAAATCAAGAAATCCTAAATACCACTTAGTTCGTCTCATTAATGACCTAACAGCCGGATTACCACCAAATGCTCGAGGCATACCCGCAGCAAATTTATTCCACATAGGAACATCTTTGGAGAATATGTATTTAAAGTATTTATTTTTAAATCCCCCAAAATCTCTAAAACCTCTGAACGTTTGTTTTAAAGTTTCTTTTTCAGCAGTCCCAAGACCTTTAGCCAAAGTACTTCCAGCCTTCATTTCTTTTCCCGCTGAAACAAACAAACTAATATACTCACGAACTAACTTGATTAATCTTTTAATTGAAGGGTGTTTAAGTGCTGCTTTATCTAATATTTCAAGTAATTTAGCACCCCAAGACGGTGATTTTTCAACAAACTTAGCAACAATACCACCTGATTTACTCGCAGTTTCAGCAATCTTAACCGCATCCCCCGCAACTGTCGCCGCTCTAAAAGCTTTAATACTATCACCCCCAATTTTTAATAAACCAATAACAGGTTTGGCTAACATATCACCTAAATAAGGTATAACCGATACCCACGATAAAATCGCAAACAATCTATCACCTTGAGACCAATAACTAAGACCATTAAAAAAGTCAACGGCTCCTGATGGGTCGAGAATACCTACAAAATCAAAAAAGGTATTCCAACCTGTTGCCTCATTAATTTGTTTAGATTTCTCAGGATATATTACTTTTAGAATTTCAATTGCAAATATTTTTTCAGATTCAGTTAAACGATTCCAATGTTCGTTTATAATTTTTGTTTGTTCTTCTGTGTAAATTTTATTAACAACACTTTTAAATTCGTGTTTATTTATAATATAATGACTCATAACATTTTTTATTATAAATATTATGAAAACAAAAAAAGGGGGATTTTTATTCCCCCTTTTCAAATTCCATTACAGATTGTTTCTTTTGTTCCACAAATCCTTGGACCCGATTCCGTGCTATCTCAGCATAATTTGGGGATAATTCAATACCAACCCATCTTCTATCTAATATCTCAGCAGCAACCATACTTGTCCCTGAACCCGCGAATGGGTCCAATATAACATCATTTTTATATGATAATATTTTTATGGCCTTTGTTGGAATGTCCATAGAGAAAGTCGCTTTAGTTAACGATTTAGTGTCCGCAAAATATTTCCACTGACCAAAAACCAATTCCATAAACTCTTTCTTATCCATTTCATCATAGACGACTTTTTTCTTAACTGTTCCATCTTCTTGTTCAATCTCTGTTGGGACACCTTTCCATTGTGGTTCCCCTTTTACTGTTTTAATATGTTTGTGTTTGTATGCTAATATCACACACTCTTTTGGATTATAAATGTAAGGACTTGAAGGGGACATCCAACTACCCCAAGCCGTTGTTTTACTTCGATGAGGTGAGTCTTCTTCCAAATCAACAATACCGAAGAACTTATATCCGATTCTTTTCATTACTTGATAAACTTCAGAACAAAAGAAAATTCTACCACCTTTGTCTTGTCTGTTTATCTCATAAGGTATGTTGATAGCAATCCTACCATCATCCTTTAATATTTGATAGGCTTGTGTTAACCATTCTTTAGTGAAGTTCAAATACTCCTCAAAATATACATCATCATCGTGAACATCATAAGCAATACCTACTCCGTATGGGGGTGATGTGACAATCAAGTCAACCGAGTTTATTGGCATCTCTGACATAACATCAATACAACTACCGTTTATAATTTTTCCAATATATTTTTCCATATTTAATAATAAATTTTTTGAGTTGGAATGTCAACTACCAACAAGTAATAATGACTAATCCGTGACCTCCATCACCTCCTCCACCACCGGCAGCGTTTTGTGCGGAACCTCCACCACCACCACCACAACCGTGACCTCCATCACCTCCAAATCCACCAACTCTACTCGCAGTACTTGATGAACCACCACCAGCACCACCTGTGTAAAATAATGGGGTATCAGTATTACCTCCTGCACCATCAACTTGGTCTCCCATTCCGTGACCACCATCAATTACTGTTGCGGAATTTGCAGTTCCACCACTAATTGAAGGTATTATACCTGTACCTGTAATGTTACCACCATTTGCAGTTGCACCACCCGCAGAGTTTCCACCACCACTAGCACCCGCAGAAACAGGTGATATTAATGTAATTGAGTTACCATTACCACCGGCACTTGAACCACCAACAACACCGATTTGACCCGCAACAGGATTTACTTGTCCTAACTGAGGAAATATAAATGAAGTTGAGTAAGTCCATATTGTACCCGCAGCTCCTGCCGTACCAATAACTGATGATGTTCCACCACCACCACCTGTTGGGGCTACATCACCATTTTTCATTAATACCGCAGTAGTTGAGGTTGATGGTGTTACTGACACATAAGAATGTTCTCCACTACCACCTGTTCCACCATTACCATTAACGATACCACCAGCACCTCCGACACCACCTCTACCTACTTGAACGAATAATGTGTCAGGTAATAATGACGCGGGAAAAAGACCTGCGGCGAAGGCAGAAGAACCACCTCCACCACCTCCTGCTCCTGAGTTGTTACTATTTCCACGACCACCACCACCGCCAGCACCACCACCTATACATAAAATATAAACGAATGATGCGTTATTTGGTTTTGACCAAGTTTGCCAACCTGTTGAACCTGATGAGTTAACACTAAAAACTTGATTACTATTTTCTTTACCGGCTAAGTTAAATATATCTATCATTATTATTTACCAATATGTTATTATGACTAATCCGTCACCACCTCTACCACCATTACCACCTTGGTTAGTTATTCCGGCTCCACCGCCACCTCCACCACTACCATAGGCTCCGTGTCCTCCTTGTCCTCCTTGTCCACCATCAGATGAACCTCCACCCGCACCTCCTAAGAAAACCAAAGGGTCAGATGAATATCCATTAGTGTTTGGAGTAAACGACATATAACCACCACTACCATTACCACCTGGTGTTGTACTAGTCGCTGAACCACCCGCAGGTCCACCTGTCATCGTAGGGATATTACCACCCGCAATTACGGAACCTCCCGCTAGAGCGGTTCCACCATTCGTTCCCGCACCCGCAGCTCCCGGTGTTGTTATCCCACTAATAGTAATTGAGTTCGGTGTTGGTGTTGTTTGACCTAAAACACCCGCCAATCCATCAAATGCCGGCACTAAACTAAATTCAGAGAAGATACCTGTCGTTTCACTCCAAAGAGTTCCTTGAGTTCCCGCAGTTCCACCATTTAATCCTGAAGCACCACCACCCGCAGCCGCAGTTCCACTTTGATATAAAACATTTGATGCGGTTTTTCCTGTGTCAGGAGCGACTAAAACATAAGATAATGTTCCTGAACCACCGTTACTGTTAGTAGTTCCACCAATTCCCGCAGAACCACCACTACCAACTTGAATGTCAAGGTGGTCAGGTAAGTAAGATGCGGGAACTAAAGCGTTCATACCTGCCGATGAACCACCACTACCACCTCCACGTCTCGCAGTTGCAGTACCACCACTGTTACCACCACCACCTCCTCCACCTCCTCCGAGTATGAAGAAATGAACGAATTGACAATTTTGAGGCTTAATCCAAGTATAGAATGAATTCACACCATTGGCGTAAAAAACTTGTCTGTTTTGACTACCGTCAACTATATTAAAAGTATCTATCATAATTTAACTAACTGTTACCATAACGAATCCGTCACCACCACGACCACCAATTCCCGCAGTTGAGTTACCACCGGCTCCTCCACCACCACCTCCACAACCGAAAGCACCATCACCACCTTTACCTCCAATACCTAAAGTTTGTGAAGCGGCTCCACCACCCGCACCACCACTAAAGAACATTGGAGTATTAAAATTTGGTCCGATGAAGTTTTCTCTTGTCGAATATCCATTATTACCCGGATTGGCGGTAGCACTCTGAACTGCCGTGTTAGTACCACCTGATATCGTTGGGAAATTTAAAATTCCAAGAACACTTGCTGATGTTCCTAAAGTTCCAACCGAACTACAACCTGCACCACCCGCACCACCTGTAAATGGAATACCTGTTGGTGTTACGTTAGTTGCGGCAGCACTTGATGAACCACCTAAACCACCGGCTTGACCTGCATACGCCGAAAGTAAACCAACTTGACCTAATATAACATCCGCCTGAACAATTATTGTTCCAGCATTTTGTGATAATGTTGTTCCCGCACCTAATGTTCCACTTTTCATTAAAATATTATAACGTGTTGAAATATCAGGAATAGAACAAACATAACTTAAACCTCCAACACCACCAGCACCATTACCTGACGCTCCTCCAACACCACCACCACCAACTTGAATATATAACATATCAGGTAAACTAAAAGCGGGAACGGTTATGTAAGCATACGCGGCTGAACCACCTCCGTTACCACCACTTCGTGTTGATGCGGCACCTGTCGCCCCACCACGTCCACCCGCACCACCTCCAACTAAGAAGAAGTTAACGAATTTACAATTAGGTGGTTTAATCCAAGTTTGCCAAGCATCAGTTCCTGCAAAATAAAAAACTTGGTTTTTTAAACTATTATCATTTATATGATTATAATCTATACCCATAATTAATTAGCCCAAACGGGTCTTTCAGGATTTAAATTTATTATTCTACAACCATATTCACCTTCAAGTGTTAAGGTATTACCATCTAAATCAGCGTATCTAACTACCTGATTATTGAATATTTCTTGGTAGAATTGACCTTCATACCCATATTCGAATTCACATAAATAATATTCGTTCATATCTTAATATTTTCCACCTATTGTTGTTATCGCATATCCTGCAGCAACTACTGTTGCGATTGTTACAAATAACCTGTAAGATGGGGGTAATGCAAAGTTTAATGGTAATTCATAAGTAGGTAAAGCTGAAACTTCAGAAATTGTTACTGCAGGTAATGAAATTTCATCCCATAGAATATTATTTGCTGTAGTTCCTGTTACACCACCATTGTTAATGAAAACCCTAGCAACTGTCGCTACGTTAGTTCCTAACGCTCTGAATCTCATTCTTTGGACATAACCACCACCTGTTGAAGATGCGGTAAACGCCAAATAAGCGGTTCCTGATGTTAAATCTTTAGTTGTATTCGCGGTTGTTGCAGAACCAATCCATTGGGTATCCGCCGATGCCGTATAAATTGGTTGTGTGTTTAATGATGTATTTGCCATTTTATATTATTTTATTTATTTATTTTTATGTTAAAAAGTTTCCTGTCATTATAGCATTTGCTAATCCATAGTTGAATGCCGTTTGTACTGTTAATGGGTCAACCCAATTGGTTTTACCATCAGAGGTTTTTGATTGTAATATTTTATCAACACCCTCCGTACCATCTATAACTTGAAGACCATATGATGTTGTGGGATAACCAAATTCACCATCGCCTCTAGCGTTAAAGTAACCACCAATACCTGTTGTCATAGTATTACTTTCACTAACACCTACTTGACCATAAACACCTATCCCCAATAAACCATTAGTTGCAAACCCTTGAAAACCAATACTAGTTCCTGTTGTTTGATGACCTTGTGCCATTGCGGTAACACCCACTTGAGAACCTTTACCACTATCACTAATAGCGTATATACCGCTACCACCATTACTACTACCATTTCTAACCCATAAAGCCGCAGCGGCATCAATATCAACCGTAAATATCGTAACTTTTTTATCAGACCCTGGCGATGTACCAATACCAATATTAGTACCATTATCTTGAATAATACTATTACCTAACCCTGTTGTACCGGTCCATCTAGGTAAGTAATTATTAGTTCCCGAACCTTTAACAACACCTGTTAAGTTTGTTCCACTACCATAATATGTGGTTGCCGATATTGTTGTTGCGGAAATTGTTGTTGCGGTAACACCTTGTAAAGATGTATTACCCGTAACCGTTAAGTCACCATTAATTGTTCCCCCACTTTTATCAAACTTATTTGAAATATTAGTTTGAATTGTTTGAATAACACTACAACCACTTAAAGTATCACAGGTTAAACCTTGTTGTGTTGGTATTGTTGAAACAACATATGAATAATGAGTACTTCCTTCCGTAACCAAAGTTATTGTGTGTGATTGGTTATCCGTATTAGTAGCTCTAACAGTTGCAACTATACTATCACTAACATCCAATGATGTTCCACTAAAATAACCATCAGTAAGTTGCATTGACGGATTAGGTGAATTAGTCGTTACAGGTGTGGGGTCGGTTGCGAATAACAACGTTTGAGTCCCACCACTTGTTATCTTATACAATTCAACAAATATATTAAAAGATGCGTTTGTATTCTCTTTATATGAATGTAAATAAAAACTCCAAATACCACCTGGTAATAATATTATGTTTAATGGTTGTGATTGAAAAGATGCAATAGTATCTGTCACACCATTATTAATGGTAACACCACTCGTTTGTTCTGACGCAGTACTTGCGGTCGTACTTAATAATCTATTCCCGTTTTGTGATTGTGATAAATTTAAGTAAAATATTTGACCTCCACCACCACCTACAGTAAACCCACTTACGGTAAAAGTACCACCTGTATTGTTAGTGAATATTGCGTTTCCAGATGTGTATGTTCCACCTGTCACAAAAACATCCGTTGGTAAATTTTGATATGTTGTTGCAGATATTGTGGTCGCAGTTAAACCTGTTATATTTTGTAATATATTGTCTCGTGATATTTGTTTCGAACTACCGGTGGGGTCATCCGTTGTATCACTAACGTCAACAACGTAAAATAAATCTTCACCTGTGACTGCAGATAATACCGGTAATTGAGGGACTTTTTGATTTGGCATATAAAAATAATCTGAACTTTAATTTATTTTTATTAATAAATATAAGTCCAGACTATTTTATTCTGTAGATTTACTTAGATTGTTTTTTCTCCAATTCTTCTATGTGATGTTGAAGATACCACATTGCTTTTTTAAGGTCTTGTAATTCCTTATCAGATTCTTTCTTGCCGGCTCTTGAGATATACTTTACAGTATTACCTAAACTAAATCCCAATTCCCAAGCATCAATTACTTTGATTGCCTCATAAGGATTGTTTTCACCCCCATAATGTGTTGGATGGTTTACGTGTTCTTTACTCATTTGGTTTAATATAAAAATAATCTTTTGATGTTTCACTTTCAAACACATAACCATCCTCCATTAGTTTGTTGATTAGTGTACGAGTTTCATTCATATCTTTTTTCAGAATGTGTTCTGAAATGTAGGTGATGTGAATTGGCCTTCTAAGTTTTGATTCTAATAATTTAAGAGTCTTTTCCATTGTTATTTAGTTTTAATTTGATTTCTTTTTCAGTCAACTCCTCTAAATACATCCTATAAACCTCATAACTTTCTTCATCATTGAAGAAGTATGCGTCAGCGTTATATAGTTCGTCCAAATCCCCTCGGTTTAAATACGTTTGTGTTGTCGCCATATTGATATATCTTTTATGAAAACCCATTAATCAATCATTATTAATTTTTTCTCTTTCTTCGTTTGGCTAATATACGCCAAAATTTTTCTTTTAACAATCGGAATAACAGTTTCTTTCAATGGAAATATATTATCACACACAACTTCAAAAATCGGACTCTCCGATTCTTTATTCTTATCATATGTCTTTGAATTAGTTGAAATCACTTCAGTTAAATCAAAGTCATCAAATGTTTTATATATTAATTTTAATTCAGTTCTACCTTCAGGTTGTGACTTATAACCACGTTTCTTGTCATACCTCCATACGTAATTCTTCTCATTGTATTTAATATAGAAAAAACCAACTTTATTATCAATGTTTTCAACATTCTTTACAACTTTAAGCGTAACAGAATCATAAACAATAGTCCATAATGATTTAGCGAAGTTGAAGTAGTCGTGAATTTGTGGTTGGAAATGTTTTAAAATCTTTTTATACTCATCAACTTCTTCATCAGTTAATACCGGTATCTCTTTTAATTTTAAATCAGATAAAAGTAATTCATCATCAGGAGTTGTGAATTTCTTTTCAGTATATAATATTTTGTCTTGGGTTAGTAATGTTTGCATATTACCCAAATGTAATGACAACTCAATAAACATTGGATATATTTTCATTTCATCAAAATCCTTATTTAACTTTTGAAAATAATCTAACAGGATATATTGTTTTTGCTCCGCATCAATGATTCCTTGGAACAACCAATCGGTATCCATTATGAAATCATTTTTCCTACTCTTAGTCATATTTTTTTTCTTTAATTATAACGATTGATTGTTATTTAATCAATTAATTCTCATCACTACGTAATAATCACCACCGATTTTAATTTCGTCATAACTCCCATCATAACCATTTAAATCACCATAGTCACCACCTTGATACAAATCCTCAACAACACCATCCAAATCAACGAAATTCAGAATTGTCTTTTGGTCATAACCCATATCTTTTAAGAAATCATATGGGTCACGTCTAATTTGATATAATTTATCTTCAACCTCACTTTGAATCATATCATCAGTTACTTCACCCCTCATTTCATCAATTTCTTCTTGGGCATCTTCTTTTTTCTGTTCAGCTTCCTCAATTAACACTTGAACCCTATCATATTCTTGGGAATATTCGTCAGGGTCTTCAATCTCATCTTCAAGTGATGATTGTTTTTCTTCCATTTCCTCAATATATGATTCTAATTCACCAATATACGATTCCATATCTCTTTTTCTACTTTCTTGTTCCGGACTTAATTCCAAATCATCAAGATTAAAATAAACATCTAAATTATCTCTAACTTCTTCTTCGTAATAATTCTCAAATTCATCAGCAACACTATCACCATCAATATTATTTTCAATAATATATTGATTAATACCTTCTAAACCAATATCATCAATTAAATTTTTGTAATATTCTTTTAACGCATTATCAGCACTATCGGATGTTCCTACCGCATATTCTTTTAAATTACGTAAATTACCTTGGTTTCTAAAATTAAACATAGTCATTCCACCATAATGATTATAACCTGTTGGTAACGCATCATATACGTCATAATAAAGACCTGTCATCTCATCAATTCTAGACTCAATTTCATCAATTTCACTAGTCAACTCAACAATCCTATCATCATCATCAGTCTCATTATATTGGTCTTTAAGTAATTCTAATCTACGATTCAACCCATCAAATTCCTCTTTGGACTCCTCATCCCATATATCAATAGACTCATTATTACCAATGTATTCTAGTAACGCGTGTGCTTTTGCTGACTCATCATCATAATCAACATCTTCCCACACACCACTTTCACGTCTTTCATTAGCTTCATCTAATTTACTTTGAAATTCTTTTCTCAATCGTTTAGTTTCTAAAGGTGTATTATAATCCCTAATATACCCATCAATTTCAATCCCTTCAACTGAACTAACTTTTGTATTTGAAATGTCCACATGTCCCATAACAAATTTCAACTCACCAAGTGACTGTAAACTACTTAAACTACTAACATCTAATTTACCTTCCACCCCGTATAACCTACCTAAAGTTTTAACTTTATCGTTACTAGGGAAATTTAAATCTCCAACAATAACAACTTTACTATCTTTATATTTTTTTGTATTTAAAATAGCGTCAACACTATTTGTATATCTAAATATTTTTAAAAAATCACTAGCAAGTATCTTAACTACTTCACTTTCGGTTTCATTCTCATTTTCTTCTATGATTAACCTTACCATTTTTCTAAGGTCCGACTCTATTAGTTTAAAATTTTTCATATCAATAAATATCAATTAATTCTATTAATAATTATCTATTATTTACAATTAAGTTGTTTGTCAGATATTTATTGATGAATAAACTTTAAAACAAACAAAACAATGGGATGCGGATGTAAAAACGGTGGAAATCAAGCACCACAACCACAACAAGGGGCTCAACCTCAACCTCAACCTCAACCTCAGAATCAAACGATTCAAGAATCAATTAAAAAAGTGGTTGAAAAATACTATACAAAAAGGTAAGGTGTAAAGAAATTCTATAAAAATGGGGGTCAGTGACTCCCATTTTTTGTTTAACTATTTAGAGTCTAAAATTAATTGAATATTAATTATGTAAAATATTTAATATGAAATACATTAATCCAAAAAGAAATAGAGGTATAGTTAACAAATTTGCGGACCATATTTTAAATGAAATTAATAAATTAGGTGATTACGACTCTGTAATTGAAACATCAGATTGTGGTAAATTTATAATAATTAACGGATTCACATCATATGAGAAACCATTAGACCTTACACACATCAAAGAATCGTTTTTAAAACAAAATAAGGATGTTTTAGAGGTGTTGGGATATAAAGACCTTAATCTTGTTGATTTAGTTGAATACGACGTTAGTCCTAAGAACCAAGAAGACTATTGGTTTACATTCTATAACACATCAAGACCAACATACTCCGACTTCTTAATTCAACACGCAAGTTTAGATAATTCCCTTTCAATAACAAATGATTTAGTTTATGAAATTGATTTTTTAAGTACTGATATTGATGTGTTACCTAATTTCATTTACCCCCCAATAACAATCACATCTGAATTTCCTCACGGTTACAGTCTAAATATGGGTCGAATACATTATTATTATTCAGAATATATTGCCCATAACATTATGACAAGTATTAGTTCAAAAAAATTAACATTTAAAATCTCAACAAGGATAGATGATGATGAAGATTTTATGATTGAGATTAAATCGGATTCAATGTATAACGATAAGGTAATTAAATCAATGGTGTTAGATGTATTTAATTTTGATTTAGAATCGTTCAAACATACATTATCAACATATGAATTCACCAAAGATATTGACGAACCCTTCGGACCAAAACCTTGGTTATTTAAAGACCAAACAAATAACTGTATTATCTTTTAAAACAAAACCCCCAAGTTATTGGGGGTTTTTTTATAGTACCATTTTATTTTTAATTATTTCAAGACCTTCATCCAAGTCATTAAAATCTCTATCAGGTGCGTACAATGACGTGATTGGTTGTTTCTCATCATCACCCTCAATTATCATAAACGCTGGAACATAATCGTTTTCCGTAATTTCAACAAACAAATCATATTCATCTTTATACTCGTCAATGTCACGCTCATAATAAATGATGTTAGATTCAATTAACTTTTCTTTCATCATTTGACAGAAAGGACAACCGTCCATCGTATACAAAATTAATAACTTATCCATTAATCAATATTGACTCTAATGATTTTAATTGTGATTCATCCATAACACCAACTTTAGTTGTAACCTCACCACCATTTGAAAATGATTTGATAGTTGGGATACTTCTAATACCTAATGACGCTGCGAATGATTTATCAGATTCCACATTGAATGTGTAAAAAGAAACCTCTGAATTGTTTTCAATTGCCGTATTACTAACTTGTTCAAAGATTGGTTTTTGCATTCTACAAGGTCCACACCATTCTGCCCAAAAGTCAATCACTAATTTTTCACCTTTGTTAATTTTTTCTTGTAATTCTAAACTACTAATTTCCATTTTTATTCATTTTTTTTATTTGGTTTATTGTAAAGTCAACAATATGTTTTTTATCAACCTGATACATAAAGTAAACTACATTTTCATAAATTGAACCCTGAAGTTCAGTGTCCAAGTAAATATAAATACCCGATTCGTGAAAAGAATGTAAGGACGCCACCACATTATCCTGATTATCTCTAATTGAGTGACTACACCATATTAATTCACTTCGGTTAACTAATTTTTTAAATACTTCCATATCCATCAACAACTTAGTATGTGATGGATATGTTTCATATCTCGCATTAAATAATTCTATACAATGTTTTGGTATCATAGTTTAATTTTTATAGTGGTAAATCATCTTCCTCTGTAACGTAATTCGGGGGGTTATCTGATAATAAATAATCAATTTCTTCTTGGGTTACCTCATCGTTATATTCAGGAAAATAAAAGTCGCCTGTCTCTTCGTCAACATTTTCATCATCCCAACATACAGTTGAAAAAACCTCAAAGGACTTAACAATCGCTTTAGTGTGTCTAGGTAATCCCATTCTGTAAATTACATCCATTTCGGGTAAAGTAAATAACCTATTATTGTTTATCTTATCAATTATATTATCCAACTCATAATTAGCCCCCAACCAAGTTTCATCAGGTGTCGTATTTCTTTTAGCTTTAGTTTGAACTCTTCTTAATGTAATGTCAAACTCATTCGAACCTGAGAATATATTATATTCAATAGTTAATCTTTCATCACTATCCTTGGACCCCCTTCTTAATGAAATAATAACCGACGCGGCTTTTTGAACGTAAGTTCTAACACAATTGGTTTGAACTGTCGATTCATTATTATATTCATCAGTAGTGGTTAATAAGACAGGATAATATCTAACTCCACCAATAACAAATGGTTTCTGAATTAAATTGGTAAACTCTTTATTGTGTCGTCTAGTTACAATACCTGTAGTGTATGACTCAACATTACGAGACCATTCAACGTGTTCATCAACAAACTCATCATATGTTTTAGATTTCCATTTCACTTTCTCGTATTTAACCAATCTCTCTTTAATATTTAAATGGTCCGAAATACTAAATAAATCAGTATGTTCATCACTAATCATTTCAATGATGATATTATACACATTCATCTTTTCGTGTTTAGTCAACTCAACCTTATTATTTAACGACTGATAATTAATCTCAGTATTAAAGATTTTAATCAGCTCCTCATCAGGTCTCGATAACATAAACTTAGTGGTGAAAAAACTCGCAATATTATAATACAACCCCAGGTTAAATCTTTCAACTTTATGTAATACCCTTTTAAGTTTATCACCTTGCAAAATATTAATACCCATTAACGTATCAATAAACTTGAACCCATTTCGTTTACCGTCAGCCTTTGTTGGTATTCTACCTTGATAAAAGCCATTAATTTGGTTCACAAACACATCAAAGTTATTAGGTAATTTAAAACCTTGTTTAGTTACAACGTATTCAGTAAAATCCATACTATTTACGATATTATCGGCAATCGCATTATAAAATACCTCCATAACACTATTAACTTCAAACCATCGTGGTAATAAACCATCACCAAAGGTCATATAGTTATGTGATAAATCATTTAAATAATTTTCAAACATATTTGCCCCAAGATATGGACTAATACATCTAACCTCTTTCGTGAATTTTTTCTTTTTATGGTAATTACCTATTCGACAATTAAATAATTGATTACGTTTAAAATTATAAGTTAGTGATTGATATCCGGTTGTCTTTCTAAAAAACGGTTCACCAATCCTTCTCCATAAGTGATATGTGTAAGTTTTAATCGTTATTTTATTCTCAGATTTAACTACAAATATTTTTTTACTATGTAATTGAGGTTCACACAATGGATTGTTTTTGTATTCTTCAAATAATTGAGAATCAGTCCCATTAACATTTTTATCTAAATCATAATGAGGTTTTGACCCCTTAGTATATTGGTGGATTCTAATAGGTTCACCGTCACCGAATAAATCCACAAAATCACCGTCAAGTTTACAAGTATTCTTGTAATGATTAACCTGAGACACAACTGATATCAACTCTAATAATACTTCCATACAACAAATATAGTTATTATTCTGATTTTACACAAAAAAAAAAGATGGGGATTTTACTCCCCATTGTCTTAGAACATTTCCTCAGCCAACTCCCAAAGTTTTGTATTGATTCGGTTGGTGTTCATGATGTCGTTCAAAGTTCTAAGTTTAGTCTTACGACCTGAGTTAGATTTGTATTGGATACCACCTCTAACCCATTTCTCTTGAACCACGTTGAAGACTTGCCAAAGTGAATCCCCGTTGTCAGCATCTCTCAATGGGTTCAAGATTTCTTCGTAGTCTAATGTCACAGGGATTGAACCTGTTTTCCAACGAACCTCAGCTGATTTTCTAACGAAGTCCAACTTCTCGTCTGTAGACAATTCTCTCTCCATCATTCGGTTAACTGAACCTTCGATTAATGGTAATCTTTTTGAGAAGTCCTCAGTCAAACGTTTAACATCGTCTAACTCGAACCCTGTGTGTCTTACTCTGAAAGCCTCAGATAACGCTGTAGGTACTGTTAATCCGTTAGCACATACTAATCGGTGTAAACCTGCCTTAATGTTTAACGTCGCCATACCATTGTGTGAGTTAGACACTATCGCCTCAATCAATGTGTCACCTACTTTAGGTAATTCACCGTTACGGAACTTGATTTCGTGTAATCCGTACACACCTTTACCTGTTTGTTTAACACTTGCTATCTCCCACCCCTCTCTTTGGAAGTTCTCTACGATGTCCACTGTTGGAACGAATGTGTATCTGTTAGATACTTTTGGTGATGCACTTGTAGCGAATACAGATGGTGCTACTTCTTTTACTTGGTCTAATGTCATAACTGTGTTTCTCATATCTTTATCGTTTTGGTTTTTCAAAGATACGCAGTTTTTTGAATCTGCACTATAAATTCAAAAATAAATTTCCTTTTCTATTAAATTCTCTATTTGGGTATTTGTCACACGGAGCGAACAATAAGAAATTAACCGTGTCCTTGGTCTCTACAGGTAATCGTAATACACTACCGATTGGATAAACCTCATCATTATTAGTTTCTACAACCTTTAAGTCAACTAAGTGGGGATGTCTGTGTAAATTATACTCATAGTCCATAATAATTACCCTCAAGCAATATTTCAAACCCCCATCCATAATTGTTATAGCGATTTCCTGATTGTATTTATAGTCACTCCAATTAACCATAATAAATAATATTAAAATATAATGAAATAAAAAACCCCCAAGACTTGGGGGTTATAATTAGTTAAGACATATGTCTCCAAATTTAGTATGTTCGAATACTTTTGTGATTGAACTCTGAATATCTTTTTCAGTTTCTTCAGATTTAAGGTCAACAACAATATCAATTAGTTGTTGTCTTGTTACAGATACTTCATCACCTTTTTCAAAATTTTTGTAACATTGTTCTTCAACACGTTTAAAAAAATCTTCAACCAAAACATCACCAATCAATGACAACAAGTCATTTGGGTTCTTATCAAAGAAACCTCTAAATTGTGTAATGTATAAATCAACTTCTAAATTTTTCATAAATAGTTATTTAAGCTCGTGCATAAACCCCGTCAGCAGTTACCATAAACTCTTCAGCCATTTCACTTGACAATTCAACACCACTACCTGTTAACACTAAGAACGCTAAATTCTCCAAATTAAGGATTGAATTTGGTATTGTTTTCAATTCTTTATTATCAGTTAATGACAATATATCTAAGTTTCTTAGATTACCGATTGACTCAGGAATTTCTTTTACAACATTTTGTAATAATAACGTATCTAATTCAGTGAATTGACCGATAGCCTCACTTAACTCTAAATAAACCGGTGTGTTTGAAGTATTAATTACGTGTAACTGTTTAATAGTTTTTGGTAATGATTTAATCAAATCATCAAATCCATATAATGCAATGAATACACCCGCAGAACTTCCAGGATATGTAATTTCAACCTCATCAGTATTTGGAACAACGAATCCTTTAGCAAACTCAGATTTCAGGATTTCTTTGAACTCAGCGAAGTCTCCATTGAATTTCTCAACAACATCAAATCTACTGTCCATTCTATCCATAAATTGGTTTTTAGGGAAGTTGATTTGGTATCTTTCTTGAGGTAATCCTGTTCTTGCACCAACCAACCCTTTATCATCGTTAGCCATAATAACATATAATGGACCTGCCGACGCGTAAGTCATAAAGTAGTTAGACCCCGGAGGTGAAGTACACCAATGTGACTCACCATTCATGTAGTCATAGAATCCACCATACCACTGTGCAGCCTCTTTCTGAGGTGTATCAGTCCCTTCAATTTTAATAAGGGTATAGTTAGTCCCCTCTTTCATAATTGTAGCACCTGGATGGGCAAATCTGTTAGTCTTTCTTTCTTCTCTCGCCTGAGATTTTACATCTTTAGTTTGAATCTTCGTTTTTAATTCTTCAGGTAAATTAAGAATTAAGTTTGTTAAAGTCGTAGGAGTATATGAATCAATATTACGTTGGTCCACCGGTATTAATGGTTTAACACGTTCAAACTTTCCAATAATATCATTCATCTTAAACAAATCCTCAAGGAATAAACGTCTGAATTCCTTCACCATTTCCTTGTACTCAGGACTTGATGGGTCAACATTTGCTTGGTCTCCTTGGAAAGTTGGTTTAAAGAAGTTTTTCAACAACCATTGTGTATAAGCACCTACTTTAAACTTATTACCTAAAGTTCTAATATCTGCCAATGATAAACCTTCAGCATCAACACCCTCAGGCATCCTTGACGTAGGGTCAGCAAATATAAATTGCTTTAACGTGTCAAATTTAAGTTTAGGTTTATTTGGTTTAGCCGGGTCTTTCGACGGAGTAGGTTCAACAAATTTAGTATATAAATTTTCAAAACGTGAATCTTCTAATAATATGTTTCTTAAAACTGATGTTATTTTCATACTTTATTTTTATTTATAAATATTGCTAAATTCAAAAATAATTAATAATTCATCATCCCTATTTCACCTTTTGATTGTTAAAGCCCAATCACCCATAAGATTGTCTAATATCTCAATTTCATAATTATAGTTATGACAAAACTCATTAACCGCTCTTTTAACCCCAAATGACGGCATATCAATATAGTCGTGACCTGACATTATACCACCACTCTTTAATTTTGGAAAATAATTAACTATATCCCAATAAGCCGATTCATATAAATGACAAGCGTCGATATATATAAAATCGAAAAATCCATCCTCATAATTATTTACAGCATTTGTCGATAAATTTTTATCAATGATTACAGTATTGTTATTAATACCCTCACTTAATAGATTATTCACATGTTCCAAACAACCTTCAGAATAGACTGTTCTATGCCAATTCAGTTCAGGATAAAATTCTTCATTGGTAATTGGGTCGACCATATTCTCAAATGGGTCAATTAAATATAATTTTTTTGGTTTTAATATATCATATATTACTTCACTAAAACCACCTTGATACACACCTATCTCACAACAAATAGGATTTTCCGGTAATTTATTTTTAACTTCTTTTAAGAAGTCATATCTATTGTTAACATTTATCATTTTATTTTTAATTTATAAATAGTTCATTATTAATAACTCTTCACCCATAGTTTGTGTTTTACCTTTTTTAGCTGCAGCCGCTTTGGCGAATAGTTTACTCTCCCAAATATACTCATTTTTTGGAAACCACTCAGATAATATTTCAAAATCATAGTAAGATAATGAGAACTTACCTTGAATACCTTTTAGTGTATTTGCCAATCTCTCATGGTCGTTTCTATCAAAGTCGTGATTTGAATAGTAGTTCTCAGTCTTCCAATATGGAGGGTCAGTATAGAAATAAGTTTTCTCCCCATCATACTTAGTTATTACATCAGCAAAGTCCATATTCTCAACGTGAGTTATCTTTAAGAAGTGGTTCACCCAATCAGGTTTACTTAACTTATCTCTAAACGTCAAATACTTTGATTTATACTTACCTTTCAAGTCAATATATGATGAGGTTTCAGGTTTTGAACCTGAGAACACCTGAGTCAAAATATACACATACTTAGCGGCTACCACATAATCGCCAGGTTCTACGCTGAAACCTTCCTTAAAAATTTCAGCCTGAAAGCTGATAAACTGTTCTTTTAAGTGTGGTGGTGTAACCTCTACACCGAATTGTTGACACTCAATTGAATTGATTGCTTTCAACAACTCTTGAGGGTTCTGAACACACTTGAATAGATTATAATTTAACGGATTAAAGTCGTTGTAAACAACTTTCTTTAGGTTGGGATACTCTTTCAAATCCATATTGAAGAAAACCCAATACATACCACTAAACGGTTCAACATATGTTTCAATGTCTTTAGGTATGAATGGAACTATCCATTTACCAATTTTACTTTTACCCCCAATATAAGATAACATACTTTATTTTTTTTATTTATTTATTTAAAATTAGACGATAACTAATTATCATTATACAATAATACCTAAAAATATGGAAAATCAAGAAACAAATCAACAAGAAATTTTTTCAACATTAGTTGAACTCCCGAACTACACAGAACCTATTAAAAAGGAAAAGGAATGTAAAACTTGTAAATCTAAAGCTTTGTCATCAGGTAACCTAAAATTAGTTGCCATTGGTGTCACAATATTATTTCTTGGATTTTACGGTTTAGTTCAAATCGTTAAAGATGTTGCTTCATTGTTCACACGTTAATTAACGTGTGAACTTTACAAACAATTTTATATACAACTCCCCATTATTATAACCTTTGGATTTAACTCTTAGAGGTACTGATGTGTCAAATACAGGTGGTATTTTTATAGATAAATCACCTGATGGATGTGGAATAATAAACGAATCAGTTTTTAAATCATCTAAATTCAAAAACTTATTATAGATTAAATCATCCCCAAATTTTTCAAAATTACTATCATTTTTAACTTTAACTCTAATAATTAGATTACCATAAACACCATTACTAAAATCACCTCTACCTTGAGCTTTTAGAAATTGTCCGTCATCAATACCGTGAGGTAATTTAATACTAATACTATCCGTTTTTTCTGTAGTACAAGAACCTTTACAACCACCACAAACTCTGGTATATGTATAACCAACACCATTACACGCATTACAATGTGACTGAACCATTTGAATAAACATACCGGTCCCTATTCGTTGTGTTATTATACCCGAACCGTTACAAACCCCACAATGTTGTCTATCCCCACCATTACCGTTACAGTCAACACACATATGTTTTCTTTGATATTTAATATGTTTATCAACTGAATTATACGATTCAACAGGTGAAATTAAGATATCAATTATCTTATCAGGAACTGTTCTCTGTTTTTGTCGACCACCATTAAACATATGGAACATATCACCAAATGGGTCAAATCCACCACCACCATTACCACCGGCATTATGAAATGGATTTTGTTTTTGGTTATCATATTGTCTTCGTTTATTGTCATCCCCTAAAACATCGTAGGCTTGAGATACTTTCTTAAACATCTCATCATTACCCCCTTTATCAGGATGGTGTTTTTTAGCTAAAGACCTATAAGCCTTCTTAATTGTATCTTGGTCGGCATTTTCTTGAACACCAAGTACGTTGTAATAATTATCTTGACTCATTTACTTATTTAATTATAAAATTATTTATTATGTATGGACTATATTATAGTGTTATTCAAAAATAGAGTAAAAAAGAAAATTATCAAGAAATTTAAAACATTTGATAGAGCACAAAAGTATTATAATAATCTATTATCTATTAGTGATGAGGTGATTTTCGATAAACAACACGAAAACGGACATCATAGCGTATTCGAATTAGGTTTATTAGGTCCTAAATCAAATAATCAAACAATTTATATAACAGATGAGTTTGGTAGACGAAACAAAGTTGATGTTGAAGATAATGATTACTGTATGTTACAAATCAACAAATATAATATAAATGAAGAGTTTGTTGATTATTCAACTAAAAAGAAAATTAATTGTGAGGAATTAATTAAAAAGTATTTAAGTGGTGATGGTTTAAAAATGGTTTCAAAATTAAACAATAAAGTCATAGTCCAACTAAATGAAACAACTAATCTTTTTACATTTAAAAATGAAATTGATTCGTCACGTTTTATTGATAACTTATCTCAAAAGTATATAAATGAAAAAAGGATGGACTGTATCTTTATTAAAGATTCATCCACCCCACAACGAAAATATCTTTACGATATGCTAGTTAATCTTGGTTATCCGAAACAGTATCTATTTCGTCAGTCAACGACGTTTCCTCTAAAAAAATAAACTCAACTCCAGAGATATCAATTTTAAATTGTTTGTGACTCATATCAATTTCTCTAAAATTACTTTGAACTTTTTTAAACTCTTCATCCTTCAATTGGAAAACAACCGCACTTCTACCTTCAGGAAATAATGAGTCAACCGCATCACTAATCAATGCTAGTTTCTCAATTATCCCATCAACACTTTTATAATTCTCTTCCATAATGATTTTTTTTCAGGTATTTTAGGTAAAATATCCTCTTTAGTTTGTTGTTTTATATTTTTAATTAACTGTAACTTTTCACGTTCCAATTCATTAAATAATTTACTCCTGTCCCTCTCCAACAACCTCTCTTCCTTCGTCAACTGATTCTTCGGTGTCATCATCGTCATCTAATGTTATTCTTTCAGATTTATAATCGAAAATTAAATTTTTTAATTTACTTAAATTTTGTTTTTCAAAGATTGTTTTTAATTCGTTAACCTTAGTTTGAAATAACTTATCTTTTTCCTCCCTATCTAAATTATATTTAATAATGTTCTGAATATCAGATGTTGTATCGGCAACGGAAGTCTCACTAATTTCAGACACAAAAGATATTAATCTATGTCCATCTAATTTAGAATCTTGTTCCACAACTTTCTGTTCATTAACAAACTTCTTAGGTATTTTCCAACTAATCGGGAAATGCACATCAAAACTTAAATAATTTTTTAATTTTCTAACCGATTGTAGATAAGGGAACAATGTAGAAAATTCTGTAAATAAACTCATAATTATAATTTTATTATATACGTTAAACAATATGATATTGAAATGGCGAGGGATATTAGTTCCCTACTACTAAGAACCAATTTTTGTGGTGATTCTTGTAATAGGGAAACTATAAACCTGAAAACTGTTCTTAACACAGTTAACATTGAAAAGATAAATACAAAAAGATATATTGTACTAAAGTCGTTCATTACTTCTCCTCTTTTTTTCTTTCAGTTAAAATATCTTCTCTTAAAGATTGTAATAAATTCTTTAATTTTTGAGCTGATTGTCTCGCTCTTGTTCCCGCACTGTTATTACCTTTAAAGAACTTAGTTGCGTCAACTGATAACTCCTCAGTTAAAATTTTGATTTGTTCTAATGTTTCCATTTTATTAAATTGTTTAATTTTATTATTATACTATAATTTAATTTTATAGTCTCTAATGTAAATAGTAGGGGGATTTTTTTACTTACTAATATTTTTATCCAACGCTTTGTAGATAGCTGATATCATGTCTAAATCGGATTTAGTAAATGGTTTTTGAGTGTCGAACAAATCATCAAAGAAACCGTCAATTGAGTTTCTGATATCATCATTCTTTTGATTGTAAAATGTATCTAAGAAAAACGAATTATAATATTCATAATGTTCTCCATTTATATTGAAAGTAATACTCTCTTTCTTGAAAGTCTCAACTGTTTTATTCCAACACCATTTAAAATGATTTTCGATGTCATCAGTTGTCATAACTATTTTAGTTTCATTACCCGTAGTATTACCTAAATATGTGTCAACAATTAACATATTTAGTGAATACGTGAAATCATAAAATAATTCCAATTTTTCAGGAATTATGTTATTACTTCTAAACCACACATCAACGTCTTCAGGTCTCACAGGTTTTGTTATATAGTTAAAAAAATTCTCCATAGAGTTTGTCTATGGAGAAATAATAATTAGTTATTTTGTAAAGTAAATTATTGTGTTTTTCTATTGTAATTCATTAAGTTTTTAATCTTATTGAATTCTTCATTTAAAACTTTAGTTTGTTTATCCGTAGATTCGACTTTAATATGTATACCTGTTCCATTGTCATCACCTGTTTTATCACTAACAACAGGTTGAGGTGCTTTATTATACGCTTGTCTTTTAGCCTTAGCAAACTTATTAGCTTTACGTTTTTTATTTAGTTTTTCACCTAATTCAGTTTCTTCAGCATTTGCCCATTTTGGATTATTACCTGTCTCAGAAGAACCTTCAATATTTTTTTTCATCCAATCTTCATTTGGGTGAACTTCATCATAATCTAAATTCTCCATACCAGGACTCATATAATCATCAATAAATTCTTTACCATCATCAGACATATCATATTTTTTAGCCTTCATCTTCGCCAATTGCCCATTACCTTTTGGAAAATGTTTTGGGTTTTCTTCATAATCATTGTTTGAACCATCTTTTAAATAATCATCCATTTTTTTCTTTAGTGATTTGAAATATTCTTTGTTTTCACTTCCTGATTTTTTATGAGCTCTCTCATATTCAGACAAACCTCTTGGTTTAGTACCAATAGTTTCAAACTCCTCATTAACCATTTCTTCAATCAATGCAATTAACTCACTTTCAGTAACTCTAACAGTTTCTTTTTTATCTTTAGATGCTTTTTTCATCGGTTCTTTTTTATCACCGTCTTTATCTAAATCTAAAAAGTCAGGTTTATCACCTTCTTTAGTCTCAGTTTTTTTACCTTTTCTTAGGATTGCAAAATCTTCACTATCAATTTTATTATTTTTGTTTTTGTCAATTTTTTTCTGATTACCTTTTAAAGATTCTGTCATTAAACCTCTACGGATTAACGATTCTTTTAATGAACCACAATTATATCTTTCCATTAATTGTTGGTCCAATTCTGTCACTTCACCGTTTTGTGATTTAACAACTTCTTTAACAGTTTTACACCCTTCAATGTTTGTTTCAGTAACTTCCATATCTTCAGATTCATCCATCATACCTGATGAACTACCACACTCATTACAAACACCTTCAGACATCTCACCAACTCCACATTGTTCACAAACTTTACCTTGAGGTCCCATTTCGATTTCGTATAGTTGTTCTTCATTTTCTTCTCCTCTGAAACCACGTCTTAATTTTTTAATAAAATCACGCTTATCTTCAAAGTCTTTCATAAACTCACGTCCGTGTGTTGTACCACCTTCTAAATCCCTTAAATTAGGTCTAACATCATCCATTGGTTCAAAATTAAACTCATCATATTCCTCATCATCAAAATGATTTTGTAATTCTTCACTATCGTAATTTTCCTCAAGTTCATTATCAAAATCATCATCCTCATAATCACGACGACCTCTTTCAAATGGTGGCATTTCATCAACACCATCTTCAAAATCATCATCATCACCCATTCTTAGTTGATTAAGGATATCATCAATCTCGTCGTCAGACATATCTTTCGGTAATTTTTTACGTCCCAATTTTGGGTGACCGTCATCCATACCCCCCATTTCGTTAACCTCACCTTTCATACTATTGATGATACCTTTGATTTTTGAACCTGTATGAGTTTCTTTCATTTCTTTATGTTTTAATCTTGAAACTAAAGAATTGGCTCTTTCTTCGATTGTTTCATTTAATACTTTATCAACTAATTTTGATATTAAACTATTTTCTCTTTTCATTTTATATTTTTTTATATAAATATTTAGTTTTTATTTTAAATTACTTTGAAAGTAAATTTCTATATTCATAAGCTATGATTTCTCTAACAGTATCTTCACTTATATTCATTTTATTACTTACCTTGGATATCGCCTCGTTCAGTTTTTTACCACCATATAGTTTAATCGCACCAATACCTTGATTACAATATGGGAATTTTTTACATTTTGATTTAACTTCAACAAAAGAACCACCCGGTACTTGAGTCTTTTTATAAGACCTACCTGAACCACGAGTATGATTACCTCTCATCTTCACGTCTTCAAAACCTGGAGCGTCATACGCACCAACAGAAGAACTACTTGTCACTTCATTAGCTTCAACTTTAGTAATTTCCCCATCAGACTCACCAAACAATGGAGCCGAATAACCACCGGCACTTGCCGCTCCTGTTGATTCTTGATGTTCCCCTTTTTTCTTTCTACCCTGACAATGGGCCTTTTGAGAAAATCCTTTTGGATTATCACAGTCTATACTTTCCTTATATTTTTCAGACCATTTTTCATCCATATCTTCTTCACTAATATCTCTCATAAAATCATTTTTTACCAAGGCTCCTTCCATACCTGTTAATTTACCTGAGCTATTTTTGTTAAACCCGTCAACTAGTCTTTTAACAATACTTTCCATTTTTAAGCGTTTCTTAATTTAGGTTCCCAAGAACTTTTTTGAGACCACATATAGTAATAAAATTCTCTAAAAACTTTAACCACAATCTCTTTAACATTAGTATTAACTTTACTACGGTTATTTAATTCATTAGCTATCATATCCAATAATTTATTTTCAAATTGTTTAATAGTATTAGAACCCAAGAAGTCTTTTATTTCTTTTCTAACAATATTTTCAATTTCTCGTTTGTCAGTCGTACTTAAAGCCATATCATTCTATTTTAATTTATTATATACTTGTTCGTTTTCTACTCGCCAAAACTTTAGACCATTTAGATTTGAATTTCTCATAGTAATTTTGTAATTTAGTTAATAAGTCTAAGAATTTTTCATCAACCTTAACCATTTGACTGTTTACATAAACACCGTTTTCTTCACCAATACTAAAATAAAATTCAATATCAAAATCAATAATTTTACCCGACCACTCCACGTTTTTTGGGAAAACATTAAGTTTATTAAAATCTACCAAATCAGAAACTTCAGTAACAAACTCATCCATAGTTTCTTGAAACGTGGTTTTCTCATCAGTTGTCAATTCTAAATCAGTTTGTTCTTTACCGTGCAACACCAAAATACCACCTGACACTCTATAACCCTGTTTTTTATCGTTAGAACTATCCTCATCATCCATTTCCTCATCATCCGTTTCAGCAGTTTCGTACTCATCATCATCAATTTCATCCTCAATACTTTTACCAACATCAAACCTATCAATTACTGATGATTGTTCTGATAATAAGTTATATTTGATTCTAATATCCTCATATTCCTCATTTAACTTATCACTAGATAATAATGTTCTTGAGGCTTTTAATAATTTTTTAATTTCGTCGTGTGAATTACTCATTTTCTATTTTTTTTATAAAATCTTCAAAATTAAATGCTGGACTAACATCGGTAAATGACACATCGTAATTACTTCTTGTTAATAACCCCTCATATTTATGAAAATCAGTTATTTTTGTATTATGACCGATGAATTGAAATTCAATCTTGGTTTCACCAAATATTTTTTTACACAAATACACCAATGAATCAATCTGTTCATCAGTGTACGGTTGCCAAAAATAGTAGTCACGCCATTTTCTTTCAAACACCTCTCCATTATAAATATCACCAATCCAGTTAACGTAATGGTTTGTTAATGGTTCTTTTTGGACCCACCCTAAATTTTCTAATGAAATTACAATTGATTCGTTATCTATGTCAGGATTTTTAAATATTTGAGAACATTCTTCATTGTTTAATAATTGAAGAATTTTACCATCCCGACCAATAACATAATTGGGGATTTTAGTATAATCCCCATTATGTCTATATTTTAATGATTGTAGATAATCGTTAATATACCTTGAAGTGTGAGTTAATATGATTTGTGTTTTATCAGTATTCTCACTTAACGACTTAAAATTTTTATATTCAATAATGTCAACCATCAACCCATATTTTATCTTTTATAAATATGTGTTATGATTTTTTCACATAACTCAAACGTCTTACTTTATTTTCTTCAGGTTCGTCTTGTGAAATAATATCATCAACATTTATTATTTGTTCAGGAACTTCTTCAATAATACCTTCTTCCAAGATTTCTCTAACATCATCACTAATAGTTTCAGTTGTTTCAATAATTGGTTCTTCATAAACTTCATCCATTGATGATAAAATACCCGTACCGTCAGGAAATTCCATAGGTTGTACTTCAATGATTTCATTTACACCCTCATTTACTCCCTCATTTACTCCCTCATTTACACCCTCAGTTACAGTATCATTTACAGTATCATTTACAGTATCATTTACAGGTGAATGACTTTCTTGTAAATCAAGATATTCATCCTCACTAACAAATGTTTCAACGATTGGTGATTCTTCCTCAACTTCATACGGTGTGAATGCTAATGCTGTTGGTTCATCTTCTAAATCTTCCTGAGTTGGTGTAGGTAATTTACCTTCCTCTCTTAATTCACGAACTTTATCCCAAACTTTTTTAGACTCATCTTCCTTATGTTCACTCACAATTTTACTTGTCTCATAAACCCCATTTTCAATAGCGTCAGGATGAATCATAGGTTCAACATCTTCTTCAATTGATTGAGTTACCGAATCGGTAATTTGGTCGTTATCAGTTTCTTCAATCTTTGGTCTACCATCATCAAATTTAACAAAGAAGTGTAAAGATGTTAATGATATGACCGGTAATAAACCACCTTCCAAAAACGCAATCCAACGTTTCATAGCTACTAAATCTGTAGAATCCGAACCTAACGCCTCCCAAATAGGTGCGGTTAATTCAATCCAAGATTTGAATAAGTAACTTGCGGTATCAACTTCTTTATAAGAGAAGAAAATATTACCAACCATTTGAATGAACGTAACCAACCCAAACATTAACCAAACCCCACCTTTAATTCTATTTGTAACCGCAACTAACGCAGTCATTGCCCCAATCTCAATGGCGATTGATAAATAAACCGCCCAAGTAAATGGGTTTGCCAATTCATACCAAGAAACTACGTGAGAGATTGAGATAATCGCAACTAGAATAATTGGGACCAAGAACATAAACCTAATTGGGTTGTTCTTAATCCATATCCAAATATTTTTCATTATTTATTTAATGTTTCCAATTCTTTATCAATTTCAGATTGTCTATTAACATCTAAAATTTTTCTATCAGTTGATTGAATCAATCTTTTCTCAACTTTTAACCCTTCAATCGTTAAGTCTTTTTTAGTTACTGTAACCACTTCTAAGGAATCAATGTTATCGGACAACACTTCTACTTTCTTTGTTAGTTGTTTGTTAGGATTACCACAAGTGTTAAACAAGATAACAACTAATAGTAACAATACCAATTTTTGATAATGTTTAACAATAAATTCTTCAATTTTTTTCATATTCTAAGTTTTATTTATAAATGTAAAAAACCTTCTACCATAATAAATAGAAGGTTTTATTTTTTACATATAGTCAAACAAGGTTGAACTTTCGTTTCTTAATTTCCTAAGAGCCTTTTCTTTGATTTGTCGGACTCTTTCTTTAGTTAAATTAAAATCATCCCCGATATCTTCTAACGTTCTACAAGTTCCTGTTAGACCAAAGTAGTCACCAATGATTACTTTCTCTCTCTCGTCTAAGATATCCAATAGAGACATCAATTTAGACTTTAACAAATCTTTACTGTTGAATGCTTCGTCAGGCATCTCGGCATCATCATTTTTTAGAATGTCAACCAAAGTATCACCATCTTCATTGATATTCATATCCAAATCAATAATACTTGGTAAATTTTGGAACTTATCATCTAACTTACCACCGTTACTTTCGATTTGACGTTTCGCCTTGTGTAACTCTTGAACTACGTTAACAGGTAGTCTAATAGTTCTTGCGTTATCGTTTAGTGATTGTAATATTGATTGTCTAACCCACCAAACAGCATATGAGATAAATCTCAAATTTTTAGACCAATCAAAATTTCTGAACGCTTTAAGTAAACCAAAATTACCTTCATTAATTAAATCAGCTAATGATAACCCCTGATTTTGATATTGTTTTGCCACAGTAATAACAAAACGTAAATTACCTAACACAACCTCAGTCTCGATTTTATTAATCTCACGTTCAGTTAAATTACCTTGAGTTACCATTTCAGATAATTGTCTCTCCCTTTCAGGAGTCATTACCTTAATTTTACGAATATCTTTCAAGTAAAGTTGAATCTCATCTTGATTAATCGGAATTGTAGAACCTTTTTCTTTCATATCTATTTTTTAACTTGGTTTGAATATTGTTTTAACAAATTTAACTCTTTTTTTGTTAATGAGGACATACCGTCACTGTTTATTTTATCTAAAATAAAATTGAATTCATTTTCAGATACGTAGTCATCAACTTTAGTTGTTTTTGTTCGTTTGATTAATTTAGAAATATCATCATCCTCCTCATCTTCATCAGAGAACGCATTCATAAATTTGTCAAACATTTCCTCATCCAACTTTTTAAAATCAGAATCTAATTTATTCCATTTCACATCCAAATCTCGGTCCATTTTTTCAATATCTGACAATTTGTCAGTAAATAAATGTTCGGAAATTTCTTTAGGTAAACCAAAAGACATATTGTCAGGACTGTATGGTAATAAAAAGTAAGACACTTCACCTTCACTTAATATGATATCCACATATTCTGTAACACTTTTTAAATCATCCAATGTGCTGAAAGTGAACACACAAGCCTCAGGACCATAGTAATACCTAATGTTCTTTGATTTAGTAATCACCGCAATTTCTTCAGCAATTTCAGTTACAAAGTCATCTTGGTTTTTACTTTTTGCAAATACAAAAAGAATATACTTAAAAGTTTTATTTTTCATAACGTTTTATTTTAAACAAAGATACTACTAAAATTCAAAACACCAAATTATTGGGTAACATAACTAATGTTTTCTTCTTTTCTTACTTTAATTACACTGTCAGCCCAATTTGTAACCATAGGGTTGTGTGTTATTACAAATATTTTTTCAAAATATTCTTTAATTTTAGTAAAGAACTCTGAAACCATATCCAAATTGTCATTTGATATTTTACCAAACACCTCATCAAATACAATGATGTTAGGTTTAGGTAAAGAACAAATCTTACTTAACACTGACCTTAAAGCTAATGATGCAATAGTTCTTTCATACCCCGAACCTGATGCAATATTCTTCTCAACCTGAGTGTTGTTATCAACCATAATAAAATCAACCTCGTTTTTATCATTAATACGAACTTCAAGTCTAAAATGAGAACTGTCCTCCAACAATCTTTGTAACTCCGAATTGATTAGCGGTATCATAGTTTTCATAATTAACTTACTAATACCATTCTTACCAAAAATCTCTAAGTATATTTTATACACTTTTTCTTTTTCAGACTCTTCATTAATTTGTTGAATCTTTTTTAAGTTACCTTCAATGTTTTCCTGATTAGTTTCAATTTGGTATTTGGCATTCTCCATTTGTCTAATCACACCATTCTTCTCATTGTCTAAGTCAGTTAATCGTTGGTTAGCCTTTAATAGTTGTGTCTCAATCTTCTCGTTATCATTAATCTTACTCTGTAATTCAAAATACTTAGTTAGCTTATCTTTCAAGTTTTTAATTTTCATATCCAACGATTCGATAGTTAACTCATATTTTTCTTTGATTAACTTATTTTTCTCATATTCATCAAACTCTTTTTTAAGTTTAACAAAACCCTTCTCTTTGTCGGATAAAACCTGCATTAACCCCGTAATTTCGTCTTTATGCGTGATAAAACCAGCAAGTTCATTGATTTTTGCTTGAGTAATTGAAGCGTTCATTAAATCAATTCCACAGTGTTCACAAATGATACCACCACTAACCGATGCCTGTAATTTTTGAATTGATTTTATTTCAGTTTCAACTCTAACGAATTCTTTATATTGAATGTCGTATTCTTTTTTAACATCATCGTGTTTGTCTTCGTGGTAAAATTCGGTTGGTTCAACAACGTTTAATTCCTTTAATAACTTATTATTGTCATCAATTTGTTTCTCATACCCCTTAACTTCATTCTCAATTTTTTCTGGTGATAATTGACTAATCTCTCGGTCAATATCCATATGTTTCTTACTCGTTAAATCATCACGAAATTGTTGACCTCTAATAATTCTATCCTGAACGTCAGTTAACTGTTTGTTTAACTGAAGACCACTTTCTTTCAACCCATCAATTGTTGATTTATAAGTTTCGATGTCAGTTTTTAATTTTTCAGAACTATATATGTTTGAAATCATTGATTTTGAAAACTTGGAATACAAGTCCTTTCCGGCCTCCTCTTTTCGTTTTAAGAAATCAAGTCCCATAAAACGAGATAATACTTGACCTCTGGCAGTTGGTTTAGAATCAATTAACTCCTCTAAGTTTGTTGCCGTAGTTAAGATTGTCATTAAGAAATCTTCCTTTGTTCCAATAGAATTCTTAATGAACGCTTCAGTCTCACGTCGTTGTTCACCTGTGAAATTCTGTAAACTACCATCAGCCAACTTCTTAAAGAAGTCTAACTCAGTCTTAACCGTCCAATCACCACTCTTGGATAACTTACGAGTAATGTTTCTCTCAATAATATAATCATCCCCATCAATAACAATTTCACCTTTAACTGATACCTTATTCTTATCTGTAAATCTATTGAAGATTTCTTCTGCCTTAGTTGTTTTAGTCGTTTCGTTAAAGAATAAAAAGAATAATAAGTCAACACTTAATACCGTTTTACCTCCAAAGTTAGGGGGGTTAGATTCGATTACTGAGATACCATTACATTTATCAAAATCTAATCTTTGATTCTCACCGTAAGACAAGAAGTTTGAGAACTCGATGTTTTTAATAAACCATTTTTTAAATGGTGTCACCTCAGTTTGATTTAGAATTAATTCATTATCAACCTGTCTATCCAATTCTAAAATCTTATCGGAATACTCTTGATTAGATTTTGATGATAAGAAAGATTCAACTAATGTTAATTGATAATTTTTGTCTAAGATATTAAAAGAGATATCAACATTATGATTTGTCGCTTCACTAACTTTTGTTTTAGTGATAACATTAATATTGTTTGAGTTATATTTCTTTTGGAAATAATGTTTAACACTTTTAATTTTTTCCTGTGTAAAGTTTTCAGCAAAATCCTCCCATACTACTTGTATGTAGGGATTTTCAACATTAGTTAAATCTACTTTTTTACTCATTATTTAACAGATTCTTCAGTTTGTGTAGTTTCTTCAATAATTGCATCAACAACTTCGTCAGCAATTGATTCACTCAATTCAGTAACTTGTTCGTCAGATATCTCAGCATTACCCAATTTCTCTTTTAACTCATCCACTGAAAATTTCATAGCTTCACGATATAATTTATTCATTAAATTTTTCTCGTGTTGGATACGTGCGTTACGTTTCTCAACTTTTCTTCTGTGTTCTTGTGTTTTTTTCCCCATTTTATTTATTAATTAAGATTTGATTAAACATATACATTTTAAATTGTATTGTCAAACTATTTGGCCGGTCTATTTTCCTCAAACCATTCAACAATTGAATTAATTGCCCATACACATCCTGAGGCAAATAATCCGTCAAAAAACCAAGAGACGTGATTATCACACCCTAAAAATATCTTATTAGGTGAGTATAAAACTAACCCGAAGAAAAACCCAACCCAAGTACTTGTACACATCATACAAGATAGTAAATCAGCAAAAAACCCACCTATGAATTGAAGTGGAGCAAATGGATTGTCTCCCCAACTTCTAAGACCATTTCTTAACCATCCAAAAATTGACCCATAAACAAGTATGTTACTCATACCGTAAGCCATTAATACCCAAATAAAAATTTCCATATTATATTCTTTCATTTAAATTAGAACCTTTTAAATAAACTGCGTTTTTATTATTTAATTGAGATTCTAAAAGTTTATTTTTTTGAATTAACTCTTCAATCGTTTGATTTTTTTGAGTTAATTCTTTTCTTAAATTTTGTAATGTTGACTCTAACATTTTTTGTTTAGAACTATCCGTATTTTCATCCTTGTTAGACATTTTATCTTGGAAAATTTTTGACATTTCTTCCGTTTTAGTGGAAAATTCTTGCCGTTCAAATTCCAAATCACCATTTAAGTGGAAAATGGTTTGTTCCAACTCTTGTATTTTTAACAACAGTTCATTCTCCGTTTTTTTGTCACTAATGTATTCTATTTTTGTGACGATTTTTTCTTTAGGAATTTCGACAAGAACTTCCTTAACAACTTCTCTATCCACATATTCGATAACTTTAATTTCAACAGGAACTTCAACTTCCTTTATCACCTCAACAGGTATTTCTATACGTTTTTCAACAATTACCTCAGTTTTTAAGTGTTTTTCACCTTCATTAAGTGAATTTCCCAAAAATCCGTACTTCTTTATATCAAAACCTTGTTTGAAACATTGAGTAACAAACATTGAGACATCCTCAATATTGTTTATTTTACAATACTGTAGGATGTCATATTCGTATTTAGAATTTACATTAAGCATTTGCTAAATATTCTTTTTCGTTTTCAATATCTTCATATGATGACAACTTAAACGATAAGAAAGGTCTTGGATTATGTAAATCCACAAACTCATAGTTATCGTTTTGGATATCATAAATTCCAAATCCGTGTTTATTAATTGTTTCACCATAGTTTTGTTGGATAGTTGAACCAATCATATAAGCTTTCTTTCCACCCGGTATGTTGAAGACTTGTCGTTTATGGATATCCCCACATAAAACCAAATCACAACCTGCGAACTTATCAGTTTCAAATCCTGACTCAAACTTATAACCAATGTCCGTTGTTAAACCCTGAACAGGTCCGTGAAACAAACCAATCTTAACCCTATCTGATTTACTAATGTCAGGTGGGATATTGTGGTCCATTAATGAATACACAACCCAATCAATATTATCATCGGTATACTCACCCCTATCTTTGTAATAAACAATATTCTCATTGTTTAATGAATCAATAATTGGGGTTAAAGCGTCCAATCTTGACATATTGTTTTCCAAGAAATCGTGGTTACCAATAATAAGAACTGTTTTCGCAATCTTGGAACATTCAGTTAAAACCCAAGACACCATTTCAATAAGTTCAGGTGTCATTTGATTTTTAGAATGAACTAAATCACCGGTAAAAACAATCCTGTCAGGTTTTATCTCACTAAATTTAGATAACATATCTGTCACTATATCACGATATAAATCGTGGTCTTTAAATAACCTAATATGTAGGTCTGAAAAATGAACTAATTTTTTAATCATATCTTTTTGGTTTTTTTAG